ATATACAAACACTTACTGTACCTAGTGTAATATCAACAAATTCTAGATTTGGTGAACAGCTATTAGTTTCAGAAGATGGGAATAAAATAGTAGTTTCAGCACCTTATACAAGTAATTCTAACTTATCTAAAGGTACTGTAGTTATATATGATAGAATAAATTCTAGTAATACTTTTACAATAACACAAATAATAAGTAATCCAGTCGAATATTCTGAAATGAATTTTGGAATGTCAATAGATATAAATGAAGATAAAAATTTATTAGCTATATCTGCATTGGGAAAAAATAATTTTGTAAAAACTACTTTTGATAATTATTCTGGATCTACCAATGTTCAATATATAAATGATAACAACAGTGTATTAAATCAAACATTTACTACATTTGATTCAGCATCAACTGAATTTTTTGATCAAGTAGATGATACTGGAACTGTATATTTGTATGATAACAAAAATACAAGATATGCACTATGTGATGAAGTTCGTCCTACATCACCTATAGGTCAAGATAGTTACGGTTTTTCTGTCAAAATAGACAACAATAAAATATATATCGGTGCTCCATCTATTAACACGAATTTGAATATTAGTGGTTTCTATAATTTTGATAGAATTAATAAAAATATTTCTGGATATGAAATATATAGATCACAAGATAATTTAATAGACGTTGATTTAATAAGAAAAAATAGTATTATTGATATATCTAAAGAACAAGTTATAGATTATCTTGATGTATTTGATCCTTTAAAAGGAAAAATAACTGGTGTAGCAGATCAAGAATTAAGATATAAATCTTTTACCGATCCAGCAATATACACTATTGGATCATCTGATGTAATCGTTGATCCTAATAGAAATTGGCTTGATGATCAAGTTGGAAATTTATGGTGGGATTTAAGCACCGTTAAATATTTTTGGTATGAACAAGGTGAATTATCTTACAGAAAAAATGCATGGGGTAAAATATTCCCTGGATGTACAATTGATGTATATGAGTGGGTAAGATCTGAATATTTACCAAGTGAGTGGAGTTCTTTAGCAGATACACCAACAGGGTTAACTAAAGCTATAAGTGGACAACCAAAGTATATAGATAATACTGTTGTGTCAGTAAAACAGATTGTCAATCCACTAAGTGGCAGTTATTCAAACGTTTATTACTACTGGGTTAAAAACAAAGTAACTATACCAGATGTTACAAATAGAAGAATAAGTTCCTTCCAAGTAGCAAGTTTAATTGCTGACCCAGTGGCAAATGGTGTTAGATTAATTGAAATTTTATCTAAAGATGCAGTTGCTTTAGCTAATGTTGGAACTATTCTAAAAGATGACAAAATACATTTAAATGTTACATATGATAGTATAGATAACAGAATACCAAAACATACTGAATGGCTGTTACTTGAAGAAAATTCAGATAAGAGTTTCCCAAATACATTATTAACTAAAAAATTATTTGATAGTTTATTGGGACATGATAATATTGGTAACTTAGTTCCTGATCCAAATGTTTCTTTTAGAAATAGATATGGTATAAGTATAAGACCAAGACAGAGTTTATTTAAAGATAGATTTGCGGCTTTAAGAAATTTAATAGAATTTGCAAATTCAATTTTTGTAAAACATCCTATTACTGACAAATCAAGTTTTGTAAATCTTAATAGAAAAGAAGAAATACCAAACTTTTTATTAAATCAGTACGATTTATTAGTAAGTGATAATGAATTTTTAACTTCTGGTCAAATAGAAACTAAAAAATTAGAAACAGCTGTATTAAAAGCTAATATCAACAATGGAAGAATAGTTTCTGTAACAGTGCTTAGTTCTGGATTTGGATACATAGCTCCACCTAGTGTAAAAATATTAAGCGATGTAGCAAATAATGCTGAAATAAAAACAAATATTGATAATTTAGGTAGAGTTGTATCAGTAACTATTGTAAATGCAGGAAACAATTTTAGCGTAGAGCCGGAATTAATCGTTAGGCCATTTACTGTAATTGTAGAAAATGATTCCACATCAAGAAATCGCTGGGCAAAATATGAATATATAAAATCTAGTGATTCATGGGTTAAAATAGCAACACAAAAATTTAATACTCCGTTATATTGGGATTATATAGATTGGAAATCTGATAACTATAATCAATATATTGATTATGAATACACTATAAATGATGTATATGAACTTAGTAAATTACAAAATGTAAATGCAGGTGATTATATAAAAATTAATAATGGTGGAGATAATAGATTTATAATTTTGGAAAAAACTAGCGTTGATGAAATTGGTAATTTTTCAAATGATTATAATTTAGTATATAGTCAGAATGGAACAATAAAAATAAAAGATGATGTTTGGGATTTTGAAAATAATAACTTGTCATTTGATACTAATTTATTTGATCAAACATTATATGATCAAACCCCAGACATTGAAACCGAGTATATATTAAAAGCTATTAAAGATGATTTATTCATTAATGATTTAAAGATAAACTGGAATTTATTTTTCTTTAAAGCAATAAAATATGCATTATCTGAGCAAAAGTTTTTAGATTGGGTATTTAAAACTTCATTTATTAATGTAGTAAATAACGCTGGTAACTTAGATCAACGACCAACATATAAGTTGCAAAACTCTTCATATTATGAAGAATATATTAAAGAATCTAAGCCTTTCCATAGTGTAATACGTAATTTTACTGCAAAATTTGATTCACTTGATTTAAGTAATACTTATGTAACAGATTTTGATTTACCTTCAAAATATAATGCATCTACAAATAAATTTGAGGCAATTACTCTTTCAGATGAATTAATAGATACTTATCCTTGGAAATCTTGGAAAGATAATTATACATATTTTGTTAATAATATAGTTATCGTAAATGCTGGATCAAATTATTTGTTTGCACCAGAAGTAACAATTGTACCTAATGAAGGCGATAGTGGTTCTGGAGCTACTGCTAAAGCATATATCAGTGATGGTAAAATATCATTTATTGAAGTAACAAATAGGGGGTCAGGATATACTAAACCGCCAAATATAATATTTTCTGGAGGTGGTACAACTGATAATTCTGCTGCTGCATATGCAGTCCTTAGAAATAATAAAGTTAGAACAAATAAAATAGGTATGAGATTTGATAGAATATCAAAAAATATTCCTGTTTTAAATAACAATATTACTGACAGATTTATATGTAATGGATTTAGAAAGCAGTTTACACTATCATGGTTATGTGATCCTAACGACTCATCTTTTACTGTATCCTTAGATGGTAATATAGTATTACGATCTGAATATAGTTTGGTATTTGGTATAGATTCAGTAACATATAATTATAACAAAAAAGTTGCTAGGGTAGTATTTTTAAATAGAGTTCCTGAAAGTGGACAACTTCTTGTTGTTAATTATAAAAAATCATTGGATAATTTAAATGCAAATGAAAGAATTTACACATTTTATACAGCAACTGAAAATACTAATATTGGTTTAGATTTACCGCAGTTAGTTGATGGAATAGAGTATAAAAATTTACAATTAAGTGGATTGGATTTTAACTATTCTACTGTATGGGGATCTGATTATCAAACTTATGGAAACTCATGGTATGGAAATGATATAAATTCATATTATGTATATCAATTGACTCAACCTGCTATTGCTGGTACTGATACTATTGTGGTGTCAACCACTACTGGTATAACAGTTGGTCAAGAACTTAATATAATTAGTTATGATCAAAGTTTATCAACTTCTACTGTAATTTATGATCAATCTTTAATTAGTAGCGCATCTGTTTATGTATCAAATGTTAATAGTGTTAATAATACAATAAAAATTAGTTCAACAATAACTCAAAATTTAAATCCTGTTACATATAATACATATGTTAATGGAACACAAACAACATTAACACGCATTGCACAAGTTGAATTTTGGTCTACAAATAATGATTCTGAACCATTAGATACAATATACGAAAGTGGTTCTTGGACTAATGGTTTATTTATAAATGCATTAGGAATAAATCCAGAAGACGTTACTTTAGATGGTAGTGATTTTTATTCTAGTAATGTTATAAATTCAACTGAAGAATTTGTTCCAGGTTTAGTTGCGGATACAATTGCAATCAATGTATATACAAAAACATCAATAAACCCACCATTAGTATTTACGGGTCATTTTAATGTAAGACCGGGCGTATTTTTTACATCACAAAAATTATCTATTGTTCCGCCTGCCGGAGAATATTTAACTGTTGTATTTAATGGTGTTATATTTAAATTTAACAGTTTTGTACGAGATTATGTTTCTGATTGGACAAGTACTGAAGAATTTACCATAAATTGGGATACTAATGAATTGGTTATACCTGAACAATTTAGTTCTGGTATTTGTACTTATACTCTTTTGGGTATCGGTGGTGGTAGAGAAGATTTTGAGTCAGGAGTTTTAGATTTTGCTACTGCTACTGCTGAAAATACTACAACTATACAGGTGCAAAGTTTGGCTGGATATAATTCTGTCAATAGTGCATATGTTTCATTTAATGGTATTGCAATACCGGAAAAAGGAACTCCGGGTGCACAAAACTATTATGAAATAGTACCAGCATCGAATGATAATAGAAGAGCGGCAGTTAATATAACTTTTATAAATTCGCCATTCGCAAAAAACACAGCCAGCGCATGGTTCTTTTCTAATCCTTATAAGTATTTTAATGAAGTAAAAGAACAAGAATTTGTTATAACAACTCTAGTAAATATAGTTACATTACTATATCCTCCTGGGAAATCAGAACCACATGTTGCTAACATTATAGTTGAAATCGCTGATTCAAATGGAAGAAGAAGATTAAATCCTCCTAACATTGAATATTACCAAGTTAATAGTTCATTATCTTATGTTTACGCCATAGATAATAAAACTACAAGAGCACCTGGTACATTTAGTATATCAAATACTAGAGTATATATTAATGGTAAAACTTTAAGACCAGGATTTGATTTTACAGTAAATTCTGTTGATAGTACAGTTAGTATAGTACCAACATTAATATCAATTAGAGATACTGTTGCTGTTGTTGGGTTTGTAACAGGTGAATATGATTATAATGTAATTGGTGATAAATTAGTATTATCAACATCTTATGAAAACGTTGTAATTAAAGCTATAACATTTAATGACCATGATAATATGTTGGTTCAAACTGAAAAATTTGTTGGTAATCCAAATCGTAGATATAAAATTTCTAGACCTGTTTTAAACGATAATTATGTATGGGTTCAAGTAAATGGAATACCATTATCAAGTGGATTAGATTATGAAATTTTAGATGATCAAGTTACAATACAAATTAGTGATCTACATAATCACACTACTAGTGACACAATTGTTATAATGAGTTTAACAAGTGTAAACGCTAATTCTGCTGTTTTAGGATATAGAATACACAATGATATATTCAATAGAACACATTTCAAGAGATTGAGTAAAAGTGGAACAACTTATTTGACTAGAGAACTTAAGTTTACTGATACTGAAATACATGTAGCAGATTCTGAAGCATTAATGACTCCAAATAAAAGAAAGAAAATACCTGGTGTAGTTATTATTGACGGAGAACGAATTGAATATTTTAAAGTACAAAATAATGTATTAAAACAATTAAGACGTAGTACTTTAGGAACAGCGCCAAGTGAATACTGTGAAATTGGAACTAAAGTTATTGATCAAAGTATAAATCAAACAATTCCATATAGTGAAAGAATTTTAAGACAAAAACACAAAACTATACAAAATGTTAATACATATTCGATATTGACTACTTCTACCCAATTAAATGGTGATGGTATAGTGCTATCTACTGGAACATTCTATGCGGAATTGGTAACAAGTAATTTTAATAAAACTTTAGCAAAAACTTATGGTGATTTAACTTTGAATATGGCACAAGGTGTAATACCAAAAGATAATTCTTATGATATTGATGGTGATGGTGATGTAACATTGGTTGACGCTATTAAATATCTTGAAATAAGTAGCGGTAGTCAGTTAGATGTAATACCACCTATTGGATCTAAATTTTATGATATAGTTAAAAAAGATTATGAATTTAATTCAATAGATCAAGTGGAGATATTTTATGGTGGTAGAAAATTAAATAAACATGGGTATTATAATCAAGATATTTCATTATCGTATGATACTCCTAACTTTAATTTAATAGGAACTGTACCAACAGTAAACGATTTACCAACAACAGCAACATTTTATGATGCATATTTGGTTACATCTACCAATCAATTATGGATGTATGAGAATTTATTAAATGAAGATTCATTTAAAGGATTCAAATATAGAGGTGTAAATTACATAGAGCCTGAATATACTATTAATACTTCAACACAACAAATACATCTAAATATTAAGTCTGGCATACAGAATAATATAAATTTGGTTATACTTAAAAAGGAAATAGATAAATCTAGTTTGTGGAATATAGATGAAAATAATACAACAACCGTATCAATTTTAGAATCTGTTTCTAAACAGGCTAAGTTTCTACAAAGAGAGCCATCTGAGTTACCAAATGATTATTATTATGGTGGATCTAAATTTTTAATGGATGGTAATGGATTTATTCTAACAGATGATGATGGAAATTCATTGGAGCAATAACATATGACAAGAGTTACACAAACACCGGTAATAACACCCACTGAAGATACGTATTTCGTCGTAACAGACAACAAATTAGTACGAAGGGTCAATTCAGCTGATGTTATTATAAAAACAACTGCGCCTTTAACTAGTTCAAGTACTGGTCTAACAAATAATATATCGTTTGATTCAAATTATTTGTATATATGTATTGCGGAAAATACGTGGAAAAGAATAGCTTTAACTTCGTTTTAATAAATCAATAAATATTATTATGAAAACACAAAATATAAAAAATAATGGATGTATACCAAATGAGAAGTTTGGTGTAAGTGTTCAGGGATATATAAAAATTTATGATCCAATTTCTAAAGAAATTTTCGTTGACAAAAAAAATGCAATACACTATGAAAATTTTAGTATAGCCCTAGCTAGAGGAATTAGTAATCAAGGCTTTGGTACTATTGCGGAAATGGCGTTTGGTAATGGTGGTACTAGAGTAGACCAAACTGGTATTATAACATATTTAACTCCTAATTCTATAGGCTTAAATGCAAGTTTATACAATCAAACATATTCAAAAGTAATAGATCCTAGATTGTCCTCTCAAATAGATATCTCAAGAAACTTTATGGAAGTTAGACATGTTGCGGGTGCTGTATATTCTGATATATTAGTAAGCTGTTTGCTTGATTTTGGTGAACCTTCTGGTCAAGATGCTTTTGATAATGCAACATTAATTGAAGGAGATTTTGTATTTGATGAAATTGGTTTAAAGGGTTATAACCCTGATGGGCAAGGAAGTGGTGATTTATTAACACATGTTATCTTTCATCCAGTTCAGAAGTCATTAAATAGAATGATACAAATTGATTATACTGTTAGAGTTCAATCATTGACTGTCGGGATATAAATATTTAACTGGGAAAAAGTATGCCATATAATTTAAGATTTTCTGACCAATCAAAAATTGAAACAGTTTATGTTCCAGATATGCCACCTGGAGTCAACACGCTTGATACTAGTTTAACTTTTATTGGAAAAAACTATCCAAATTATGTTGAAAAAATAGCTCAAAATTTCTTAAATTTATTAGAAAATTTTGCAAGTCCAATACCGCCAATTAATCCAATCGAAGGTCAATTATGGTATGACACTAGTGATCCCTTCAGTAAGGTACTGCGTATCATGGATGGTACCGCAGATAACGCTAGATGGCCTCTAGCAAGCGGTATATACCAGCAAGGTAGCGATCCTAGAAGTTCCCCGTCTGCTGCCTTAAAGGTCGGTGATATTTGGGTTGATACTTCAAATAATCAATTAAAAATTTATAATAGTAACGATTGGACAGTTATAGGACCATTAGTAAGTTCAGGAACTTCAAAAACTGGAATTGAACCGGATGAAATTTTAGATACACAAAATAATTCTAGATTTGTTATTAAAAATTTTATTAATGGTGAAGTTGTATCTATAATTGCTAATGCAACTTTTACCCCCAAAGTAGTAATAAGTGGTTTTAGTATATTAAGACCAGGAATAAATTTAAGTTCTAATAATTCAATATTACTTAATGGAATAGCATCAACATCATTAGCATTAGATGTATCAGGAAGAAGATTTACTGCAGATAAATTTTTAAGAAAGGATGATACATCTGGGCAAATTATTACTGGAAGAATTTGGTTTCAAACACCTGTTAATCAGACTAACTATTTGGCTAGAGATGGTATTGTAATTAATACTACATTAAATTCAGATTTTATTCAGCTACTCAAGTTGTCATCTGATGCAGTTTTATTAAACAATACCGTTGGTGGAAAAATTGTATTTAAAACTAGGTCATCTCAAAGTGCTGGATTGACCAACACATTGATTTTAGATAATAAATCAGTAGCAATTAATACTGTAACAGATACAAATTATGCTCTATCAATAAATGGAAATTTAAAAGTATCAGGAAATCTAGATTTAATATCTACGGCATCATTTACAAATGTTGAAGTAGATAATACTTTTAAAGTTAGTGATGTATTAAATGTATCACAAGATTATACTACTATAACAAATTTAGTTACATTAGGTACAACAAGTAGTTCTGGATTAATTTTATTGCCCGGTAATCATAATTCGTATGATATAGGCACACCTTCAGTATATTTTAGAAATTTATATGTTAGTTATATAGGAGCAGTTGGTACAGGAACGGTTATTCATGGAAATATAACTGGATCATCTAATGGATTATTAAAAAGTACCCAATTTAAGCTAACTGGTGATATAGAATCAAATACAATTAACTTTAATGGAACTGGAACCTCCGCAACTTTTGTAACTAATATAACTTCGGCTGGAATAAAATCTATAACTCCCGTAGGATCCATTATTGCGTTTTCTACTTCAACAAGTCCTTCTGGATGGTTATTATGTGATGGTTCAGCTATTTCAACTAGTACATATGATGAATTATTTGAAGTTATTGGATATAGTTATGGATCTTCGGGTGAGGATTTTAAGATACCTGATATGGTTTCAATAACTACAGCAACGGGTGGATTTCCTATACATTATATTATAAAGTATTAATACTATGGCATATACAATATTAAGAGCAGATGGTTCGATTTTGTTAGAGTTAGCAGATGGTAGAGTAGATGATACTACTACTAGCTTGACACTTATTGGAAAAAACAGGGATGGGTATGGCGAACAATTAAATAATAATTTAATAAAATTGTTATCAAATTTCGCTAATACTTCTATTAATCCACCACGAAATCCAATAACTGGACAAATATGGTATGATAGAACTGCAAAAAGATTAAAAGTATATGATGGTGAATTTAGAATTTTAAGTGGCGCAATTCTATCTGGTACAAGACCAACTAATGCTAACATTGGTGATTTATGGTTTGATACTATTAATAATCAATTAAAAATATTGAATCAAGATTCTGAGTTATTAGTGGGACCATCTTTTTCATCTTTGGTTGGAGAAAACGGGTGGTCTTTACCCGCAACATTAATAAAAGATGACAATGCAACAAGTAGAAATTTAACTTTATTAAAAAATTATGGGAAAACTATTGGAGTAATTTCTTCAGAACCTTTTGAAGTGTTTAACGTTGATTCTGCTACATATTTTGGTACATCAACATTTTCAATGGTTTCTGGCTTAAACATTTTAGGTGATATATCATATACAGGAAAAATTGAGCAAAAATATATAACAGTATCATTACCTAATAGTTCAGTTGCGGCAGGCAGTCCAGCGATTGATAATACTGATGAATTTTTGACTCAAACCAACAATATTATAACTATACTAAATGCAACATATCCGATTAATACTACTACCAATTTATTAATATCTAACACTGTGAATAGTTCTTCTATAGAAAGAGGAGTCCCTGTTAATAGTGAGGCGAGAGTAATATTAACTGGTGGCTTTATATTAGCTGGATCTCCATTTAATGGTCTTCAAATTAGAAGATTTATAGCAAGAACGAATACTTGGGATTATTATGATATTACTGGCGGTGTATTTAATACTTTAACTAACGTTATAGCTACATTCGAAGGAACATAACATGCCATATATTATTAATAAAACAAATGGATCTAGAATAACAATTTTAGATGACGCAGCTTTAAGTAAAACAACAAGTTTAACTTTTGTTGGTAGAAATTTCTCTGGTTACGGGGAAATTATTAATGAAAATTTCTTAAAATTACTAGAAAGTTTTTCAAATACTACACAACCAATCACTCCTATAACTGGGCAATTGTGGTTTGATACTAGCCTTGATGTTAAAAAGTTAAATGTTTACGATGGTCTAGCTTTTAAAGGTATTGCAAGTTTAATCGTTTCCTCATCACCTCCTACGAATGTAACTGAAGGAGATTTATGGTGGGATAATAACAATCAACAGTTGAAATTATATAGTGGATTTGAATATAAAATTATTGGCCCAGCACCAAGTACACGTGCTGCGTGGGAAGTTGGTGAAGAACAAATTGATGAAGCTCAACTAATTACAACTCCAGTTATACAAGGAACTTTCGGTGGTGATGCAATAGTTTTAGTTAGTAATGAACCAGATTTTAATCCAGTTGCTCAATCCGCACTATATGAAAAATTTCCAGTTGTAAAAAAAGGTATAACCTTATATGGTGCAAAAGAAGATACTGGTTCATCTAAAGAATTTGGATATTATTTTTGGGGAACAGCAGCTGATGCATTAGTTGCAACAACTTCAACCAGTTTTTCAATAAATTATACAACTACAAACGCTACTTTTCATGTTCCATTTGCTAATACATCTACTGGCTTCCCTCAAATGTATTCAAATGATGGAATCACATTCAATCCATCTTCTGGTGTTCTGACTACAATAGCATCATCATCACGATATGCAGACTTGGCAGAAAGATACAAGAGTGATAATCCCTATGATATGGGATCAGTTTTAATTATTGGTGGTTCTCAAGAAGTTACTGAAACACATAGAAGGGCAGATACATCAGTTATTGGAATAGTGTCATGTAATCCTGCATTTAGAATGAATGAAATAACTGATGATGAATCAAGAAATCCATATATTGCATTACGTGGAAGGGTGCCATGCAAAGTAATTGGCCCAATTAAGAAAGGGACCATGTTAGTAACGAGTTCATATCCAGGTTATGCAGAGGCATTTAGGTCAGGAGATGACCCAAATGCTGTATTTGCAAGAGCTTTATATGATTTTAACGGAAATAAGGGTTTAGTAGAAGTTGTTGTTTAAACGGCCATGATAGCCTTTATAGGCTCATGGCAGTTATAATTTACTAACTCTACATCATTCATTGTAAAATCAGTAATTCTAGAAACTTCACTATTCATTTTTAGTGTTGGCCATGGTAAAGGCTTTCTAGCTAGCTGTTCTTTTACTTGATCAATGTGATTGTTATATATATGAGCATCACCGATAACAATAGATAATTCATCTACTTCATAATTACATACTTGTGCTAGCATATGTGTGAATAATGCATAACTTGCTATGTTAAATGGTAATCCCAAAAACATATCAGATGACCTCTGATACATTTGGCAGCTTAATTTACCATTGTTCACATAAAACTGAGACATAACATGACATGGTGGTAATGCCATTAGCTCAATTTCTCCTGGATTCCATGCAGTTAATATATGCCGTCTACTGTAAGGATCATTTTTTAAATTTTCAACTAATTCTAGAAGTTGATCATGATTTTGTAATACAACTTTATTGATTCTAATCAATGGTTTGCGCCAACGTCTCCATTGAACTCCATAAATTCTACCTAAATCACCAGGATGTCTTTGAAGTTTACGATTGACCCAATATGGTGCTTGTGCATTATCAGTCCATATTGTTTTTTTATCAATATATCTTTCCCCGTGTAATATTTCTTTTAGTCTAAATTCGTCATTACTTCCTTCTATAAACCATAGAAGTTCACTAACCATGGCTTTCCATGCTAGTTTTTTGGTAGTAATTGCTGGAAATTCTTCTTTTAAATCAAAAGTTAATTGTAACCCGAATAAACTTTTAGTTCCAACTCCAGTACGATCATTTCTATTATTTCCATTATATAACACATTTTCTAACGCATTGAGATAAGTATATTCTTGATGATTCATTTTGAGTATTTTTTTATAGTGTAAGATATATCACTATCAATATGAGATGATATAATTGATGTATTTTTGTAATTATTTTTTACAAAATCTAAATTAAAAAACCTATCACAATCAAAAGATTGATCTATTTCAGTAACGTAAAAATTATCTATAATATCCATACTAGAATTATAGAGTTTTTCCCCTCCAATTATGAATATTTCTTTTTCTGGGTGATGTTTTTTTGCAAAAAATATAGATGCTTCTAATGCTGAAAAGCATAAATCTGCGTCATGTTTGAATCTTGAAATCACACAATTGATTCTATTGGGCAGTTTATTCGGTAAGCTTCTCCAAGTAGTTGACCCCATTATCACAAAATTGTTTTCAGTTTGTGATTTAAAAAATTTCATGTCATTTTTTAAATGGGGCCATGGCAATTTTCCCAAAAATCCAATTCCAGATTGTTTGTCTACTGCTACTATTGAATTTATCATTCACTGACCGTTTCAACTTTTTGTCTTTTTTTTATAGGATCAAGTTCTTCAGCTTTTTTTCGTAGTTGTTGTGCCTGTTTAAACAATGCGTCTGCTTTTGACCTCAATTCAGTAGCTGACAACTTTGAAATATCAATAGATGTGTCTTCTGTTAATGTCATAGCAGCCTTTTCTGTAACTTTACTGGATTCAACTACTTGTGTTTGTTTTTCTGCTACTGATTGCTTTTTACCCTCAGAAATAGCCAAATCTTCAATGCTTACACCTTTTTGTTCAGCAATTAATCTATTTAATTCATCTAATGGTACAGATGTCTGTGGATTAGGAGTTACCAATACTTCACTAGTTGGTACTTTTTTTAGTTGATTACGATTATGTAACCATGCTAACATATTATTTCCATCTGGAAAACTTCTTACAGATAATATGTCTGCAAATTCATTAGCTTGTTGACCGCTAGGATCTTGAATCAAATTCATTAATGCATTGTGATAAGCATCACCTAAATTAGATGTTCCTACTACTAGTGCACTATTTGGATCTCCCGGTAAAGTTCTATAAACAATAACTATTTTTGCGTTATTATTTTTCATTTTTCCAACGTGTTTCATTGTTTATCCTATTATTTTGTAGAAATTGAGCTTAAAAATGTGTTAACTCTGTCGTATACTGTTCCAACAGCCGTTAATTCATTTGCTTGGAATGCACCTCTACGAACCGCAGTTTCAACTAATGTTTTTAGTGCTTGTAAATCGGAAACAGAAAGTTCTGTCGTATTGTTTGGTTGTTGATCTTGTGTATTTTCCATGTTTAGCCTTTCAAAAAATTTGGATATGATATACAAAAAACTGTTAAATCTTTTTCATCTTCGAATCCAACTACTACTTTTTCGCACAAACCATATGTATCTAATACGGTTATTCGTGTAATTGAATACCTACTATTTAAGTTATATTCAATCCAGTGTTCTAAAAATTCAGTAGTTATATAGTTTTCTGGCATCTGAATTTTATGAAAAGTGTCGGGCATAAAATTTATTTTTCTTATACCCAACACATTCAATGGATTAATTGTTCCATTAGCCAATGACATGATTACTCATCATAATATGCATGTTCGCCAAATGGTGGAACAATAGAATCATTTCCGTGGATAATAAACAATGTATCACAATAATCCTCATCACCCCAACTTCCACCCGGATATCCATCAGTGAACATAATAAATTTCTTGGGTTGAATATCATTCTCTTGCATAAATTTCCAGTTAGCTTCAAATGCAGTTCCACCACCGCCTTTTACTTTATAAGACAAAATTTCGTCAGCATTATCGGAAGTAAAAGTTTCATAGTTATAGACTGCGGTATCAAAACACCAAAGTTTAATTTTAAAATCTTGATATTCATCCATGATTCCTTTAATTTCAGATAGGAAATCTTTGGCTTGTGTGTCACTAATACTTCCACTCATGTCAATGGCGATACTTACATCAATTGTATCTTCATTTAGTAGACCTGGTAAAATTGCTCCACTATGTTGACTTTTTCTATTCGGTCTACTGAAACTAAAATTGCTTTTTAGAATACTTTGAATGTTCATTCTAAGTAATTCTCTCCAATCCATTTTTGGTTCAGTGAAATCCTTGATCATTCTTTGAATTCCTGCTGGAATTTTACCAGCACCTACACTTTGTGCAGAAGAAATCATTGCTTCTTTAATTTCTTCACGAATGGCATCTCTTTCCTCTTTAGTTAGACGGGGTTTTTTTGGATTATTCTGGTCATTATTTTCATCACCATTTCCATCATCTCCGTCAAGATGTTCATCAAACATATCACCTAGGTCTTGAATATTAATCTTTTTTGCTTTTGAAAAAAGTTCATCGTAAATTTCTTCAAAACTTTTATCGCGATACTTGTTATCTTGAAAAATTTTTAAGAATTTCGGTACAGCACCAATCTTTTCATCAACCAATATTTGATTTACCGCATAATCTGCTGCTACATTACTTAACATAGCATCACGGGATTCTTTTCTTCCTAGATGATCAAATACATTGTGTAGAACTTCGTGGGCAAATCCAAACTCACATTCTTTAGCACTAAGTTTGTCAACAAAACCGTTGTTGTAATAAAATTTTCTACCATCAGTTGCTAAAGTTGTGCACCAATCACTGGCGTCTACTAAAGTTAGACGAGTTGCCATATTACCAAAAAATGGATGCTTTAATAGCAGACCAACACGTGCAGTTGTTAGCTTTTCAACAAGCTTGTTTTTTTCAGAATTTGAAAATTGCTTCTTTGACCAATCATCTTTTGATTGCTTTGTACTAGTATTTTTAGCTGTCATATTAATCCTTTATTAGTTTAAGCATAAAGGCCCTTACGGGCCTTGTATCAATTTTCCATTGCTTGGACGATGAACTTACCGTATTTTGAATGGAATTCATCAAAATTAGTAAGTTTACCGGCGTCGAATGGAAGTTCGTAAGTACTTAGTGCAGTTTTTGCCCCCATAACTACTAGCTCGGTTGGGAAATTTTTCATCATGAACCCAAAGAAATTATCGGCCATTTCATCCCAGTTCTTAACCTTTTTAAGGTTAGCTGACTTTAGTTCATAACACAGGCTGATAGTCAAAGAATACATTGCTGAAATTTCCTTGATATCACACTTTTTGATCTTACCAGAAAGCACTAGTTCTGGATTTGGCATTTGTTTAGCAACCTTTCGGTGAGCCATAAACTTAACAGCTAGTCCTTCGCCTACTGCACCTGACACTAGATCATTTAGTGTTTTATCTGAAATATCATCATCGTTTAGAAGTTCACTTACGAAGCTCCATGAACGGGGTGTTGCAAAGCTCTTGCTGGGTGACTTTGGATCAAAGTCATAAAGATCTTGTTTTGCAAACCCAATATATCCCACGACTTGTTCATGGACATTGTTAGTAACAGCCCACTTGTGCCAATCATCATAATCAACACGTAGTTCAATATGAATAAAACGGTTTGCCAAAGGAGCAGGCATTCTATAAGTTACACCCTTATCTGTTTCTCGATTTCCAGCTGCAATAATACTTACATTACGTGGAAGTTCATATGTTCCGACTCTACGATTCAGAATAAGCTGATATGCGGCAGCTTGGGTAGCGGGTGCAGCAGAATTTAGCTCGTCAAGAAATAGGATGCTGTTGTCTTCAGGGTCAGTTGGAAACTCAAGTGGTGGAGCCCACGCCATAGTATTGCTTAATGAATTATAATATGGAATTCCCTTGATATCAGTTGGTTCCCATAGAGACAAACGAACATCGATTACTTTACGATTTTGTTCGTTGCCAATCTGCTTTACGATATCACTCTTACCGATACCAGGAGGCCCCCACATAAAAACAGGACGGCTACTTTTCATACACTTTGTAATTGCTGTTTTAGCTTCATTTGGGCCAAGGGTGCGGGAAACAATGTTTTTTTCTGCCATGATGTACTCTCTTTCAATAGTTAGTTAAGGATTGTTGTCGTGCAACAAGGTTATTGTAGCACTACTAGGATTAGGAATCAAGCAACTTTTTTACGTGTGTTGTAAACTTGTGTAAATCGCCATCTAATAAAATTAGATGTATTGCAGTAGTTTCATTAAAAACGTAAATATGGTTTTTTGTTATAAAATATGGGGATTTTAGATTTTGATCTAATATTAGTATTAGATTGTTGTTGCAAATGATATTTTTTGGAAAATTAATTTTATATTTTTTTATATCACATTTGCATAGAGCATTAAAGCCTTCTTCAGAAAGACCCAATCCACCTGAATCTTTTACTCTAATGCTTCTCCACCAAAGAAATAAGTATTTTTTAAAATTTTTTTCATCAGAGGGCAATGACAAATGATCTATAATAAATTTAGTTATAGCTAACTTTTGATTCATTGCTGTATTTATTGTATTTTTATTCCTCTGATTTTATTTCATGAACTTTTTCGCCAGTAGTCAATTTATATACTGAAAAATCATTACACTTGTATACTTTATTAAGTTTTTCAGCTAAATTAAAAGCATGCCCTGAGTTTGAAAAAGAAATTTTTTTATATTTTGGACTTATTTTATTAGTCAGATAATTTGAAATTTTTATATTTATAGGTTTATCTTTGTAATAAACAGCCCAAATAGCTTCTGCTTCTAGGACTTCTTCTAGTTTAAAAGTTTTTTTATCTATTAGTTCAAGTAAAACTTTTGGTTTTGGGCGGCTCACAATAATACTCCAATAAATTAATTATCGTAGTATTTATTAAAATTTACCACCATTAAATGTTACAGTTATGTTATCATTTGCTTTTTCGGACACCTGTTTGTCTAGATTTCCTGCTAATCTAGTCATAACTATAGATAAACTATTTTGCAAATCGCTTACTTCTTTTAAAGAAAGAACTAAATTTTTCTGATTGGAACGAATTGCAACCCTTGCTTTATCTAGAAAATCTTCAATCGGCAAGGTGTTGATGCTTTTCATAATTGTTTAACTCAATTAATTTTTGTTTTAAATCATAATCGGATTTAAATGGTCCATGATATAAGTTATTATCTAATGTTATTAGTTTTGGACAATAATTTTTAACCCAACCCTTTTTTATCTTTATAAGATAATATCCTGCACAGTAATAACTTTTACTATTTGCTCTTTTTAGATATAATGGTAGCTTTTTCTTTATATCATATACTGGAGCTATTGGCTTATTTTTACATGGATATCCATATATTTGTTTGATATCGTATTTAGATTGATGAAGTTTTGTGTCAGATGCTAATTTAATACCAAAATTTTTCTCAAAATCTAATAAATTTTTAATTTCTACTTTTTTGCCATTTTTTAGAAAAAAATATTTGTTTTTTTCTTTACAAATGGAGCCTATTTTATATTCATTTTGGTATAAAAGCCATTCTTTATTTTTTAATAAGGCCTTTGTTTCTATTTTTATATTATTAATTGTATTTTGCATTTAATACTTCCACATATGGATTTGGATTTTCTGCTAGTTTTAGTAATTCATGTTTCCCACAAAACTTTAAGAATCTAACACCAACCATTGATATATTTTTATTAAGGCTAATCTCTTCATCGATTGTTTCAGAGATGATTTTTTTGATATTTTCTGGTTGATTTTTTAATCCACACAGTAGTAGGTTTCTTTCATAATCTTTACCTACAGTATGTGTGACACCCTCGTGATCAATCCACGTTTGTAACATAAAGTTATTCCATGTAAAACCTTTTGTATGACGATCTTCGAATACTTGAACTAATCCAGCTTTATTTTTTGAACCTTTTTCTCTCACACCGGGGTAAGCGGAAAACACATTATCGCTTTTGTCTCCACGAATGCATTTTTTAAATAAAAGCCATTCTGGATTTGGTGGATCTTTAATTTTTTTTGTTTTTGAATCAATTACAGGTCTGTTTTTATCATCAAAATACCCATTAATTTTAATAGTGGTGTCAGATAGACCATTATATATGGTGACATTATTAGAAATTAATTGTGCAAAATCTTCATCTGATGAACAAATAACATGATTATCATCGGGGTGTTTTTCAATCCACCCACTGATTAAATCATCTGCTTCTAGTACAGAATTTTCAAGAGTGGTACAATTGGTATTTTCTGCAACATACTTCTTAAAAGATTCATATGTTTCCCAAAATAGATTTTCTTCTAACTCTTCATCGGGACTCATCTCTCCCTTATCTCTGTTTTGCTTATATTGTTTATAAATGTCTTTACGCCAACTTTTTCCTTCAAAGAAGAATACAACATGGGTTGCTTTGAACATTTTCCATGCTTTATTAATACTATAAAAAATAGAGTTTACACAAAGAGCCATCTTTTCTTCTAGTGGTGCTTTAATACCATATCTATTTCTATAGAAGATATTAGCAGTATCAACTAAAATAAAACATTTATTCATATTTGTCATCATCAATTCTTAGTGCTTTGTTTAAAGATCCGCTGTTTCTATTGTTCATATTGATCCCCACTTCACTGCCAATGTTTTTACACATTTCAGTGAACCACTGATCAACTATATCCTCTTCAGATGGTCCATTATATCCATTTTTTCTTAATTCTAGAATAAAATATTCATTCCAATCAAGCTCAAAAAACCCATTTTTAATATTTTCTTTATTGATTTCTGTATTGATTACAGTGACCCACGGTTGTTTTAACTTTGTTGCTTCTTCTTTTGGGGATAATTTTTCAGCGGTATTCGATCTTTTAAAAAGGTTTTTGAACATACTTTTATGATAAAATGAAGTTGATTGATTTGGTTTGTTGTTTATCTATTAATTCATTGAAAATTTTAAATAAACTATCTTTTGTTTTTTCTAAACTATAAAAATTTTTTAAATAGTCTATATATTCTAAATCATCTGATGAAAAATTATCTATATTTTCTATTACAGATGGGATTTTATCAATGAAATCTATGTAATCCATAAATTGGACTTTTGTAAATATTGATTCTTTAAAATATTCTGAACCAGCATATCCATCAAATCCTAATACCTTGCATCCACACAGTGCGGATTCTAATGGTGGTAATCCAAAACCCTCTGGACCACCAAAAGAAAAAAATAATTTTGATTTTCTGAATACTGTAGCAGTTTCTTCTTTTGGTAAGTTTTCTATTTTAATTAATTGCCAATTTGGATATTTTCCTCGAAAATATACGTCAATAAATCTTGCAAAGTTGCCATTTTTATAGTTTAAATAGCATGCTATATTTTTTTTATTTTTTACATTTTCATTGTAATATAAATTGCTATCTACTCCAATACGAAAATTATATATCTTATCGTTTGGTAAATTAAATATCTTTTTCAAACCTGTAGTAGTATGTAGTGAATTACTTAAGATAGCAACAGCATTATCATACGTTTTCTTGTGTAACTCATATGGATTATATGAATAAAATGTTCCATGAATTCCCTGATTAATAATAATATAAGGAATTCCTAATGGTGCAAGTAAATCATTTGCAACCCAAATAAATTCTTCACATACTATTACTAGATCATCTTTGGTAAGATGATTTAAATCTAAAATTTCATAATCGTTTTCTACTAATTTTACTATTGATTGTTGTTCTTCTCTCCAATAAACATATACACAAACATTAAAATTAAGTTCACGTAACAGTTTCATGTGAGATAACAGGACATTTACACCCCCAGAGTTGGGGTTAAAGTGACCCATTAAATTAAAAACAAGCCGCATTTATCTATTCCTAAGTTCTTTTTCAAACTTTTTATATTGTTCTGACTTGTATAGATCTCGCTCATCGAACTTGAGCATATTGTCTCTACAATATTCTTTATAATTTTCAATGTCATCAAAAATTTTAGAAACTTCGGGCTTCATACGAAGATGCTTTTCAATGAATTTTGGCTGTGCCATGTTTGAATATTTCCTTTAAATGTTGTTTAGAATTTTAAAAATTTCACCTTGCGTAGGTGATGCTATTTTAGCACTGCTTGTTATAGATGTCAAGCTCTCGCTGGCAATATATAATTATAAACTGCATGATTACTTGTTACAGTGATCATCATTGCGCCTTCATTGGAAAATTTTATTTTTTTACTTCCTGGTAAGTTAAACAAAGATAAAGTTTGTGAAATTGGCCATGAAAATTTGTTTCTTAATTTTTTACTAACATTTTTTTCAAAAATGTATGAGCCGTAGTAAGAACCTTGATCACCAAAATTAAATATTAAATTTCCTGCTGTGGTTGTAACACTAAAATTCTTTTCTTGATTATTCAACGCTACTTGATATTTGAATTTTTGCATACTTGTATCGGATGGTTCAAAATCAATTTCCCAATATATTTGTTTTAATCTTATTGATTTTAATTTTTCATTAATTATTTCAGTATTCATTAATCTATAATGATTTTTAAAATCATTATTTTTATTATTAAATTCAATTGCTATTGGTAATTTTTGATCATCTTTGTCAGATTTGATAACTTTTATTATTGGATCGTCTTTATATTCTGGGCACTTAAGTAATGTATTTAATTTTTCTATATTACCCATTCCAAATGTATAGTTAAAATCTGGAATGGGTGAATTGGTAATTGCTTGTAATACTACACTTTTATCTTCCGCCATTGATTCAATAATAGTTTCATTATTTTCATTGGTGTGAATTTTTAAGGCAGGAAATAAACCCATTAAATGCGTGTGCTGTACTATATCGTCTAATATTTGTTTCATAAATTATACAAATTCAAAAATGTTGCTAAATGTGTTATTTTCTTGTGTATTTTTTATCGACCAATTTAATATACCTATCAAATTGTCTAATTTTTTATCAATGATGGCTTCTTCCATAGCTTCATGGTCAAATGGTAGTTTCTTAAACCACTCTGGTAATCTCAAATCATCTATAGGATATGCTACTGATGTGTATCCTAACTGATTATCTTTTATTTTGCAAACTATAATTTTTGAACCATCAGTAATATTTAATGAGTATCTATCATTGTTTAATTTTTTTAGGGTATTCCAATTTAAAGATGCTCTAACATGACCAGGTAAATTTGCTTTTCCTAAGTCACTCTCTTTTTTTGCTAATGCAGTGATATTATTAACTCTTTTTGGAGTTCCTTTCTCCCAACCTGGTTTTTTTCTAAATTCTGCTCTGAAGCTTTTTATAAGTTCTACAATTTCATGCTCTTTACTGCCAGTAAGAATTTTTTTCAAAATTGAGCTTAAAAAATTCTGCATGTAATCAGGAGTATCACTTCTTTTTAGATCTAGGCCCATTGCTTTAATTTTACCGGGAGAACCGTCAATATCATAACGTTTGCCATCTTTATCATAATAAAGAACAGCGTATCTTTTTTTGGTTATGAACAGACCTTTTGATGCCACTATTTCCCGGCCAGCTTTAATAACTTCTCCTCTACTTGGTGGACAATGGAATTGATTTAACATAAAATCAGAAAATGAGGAATTTACATTATCTGCAACAGCATTATACAACTTAATTGCAATTTCACCATCCCATTCTATTTTTTTACTATTGATATCATCTTTTAAAATTGGATATGCTGAAAAATAACAACTATCAGTGTCAGAATAAATTACTGATTTTCCAGTATGATCATAATCTCCACATATAATTTCATTAATTTTTGAATTCATGTGTTTGACAATTTGTCTACCAGTAAGTGTAGTTGATTGACCAATTCTCTTATCATAAAAACGACATCCTGCATTAAGAATAGCTCCATATAATGAGTTCAAGTTAATTTTTTTTACTAATTGTCTTTTATCCCAATATTCCTCTTCTTGAGAGTTTCCATTCTCTTTTGAAATTTTAAGTTTAGCTTGTAGTTCCTTTCTTTCAACGTACCATTTTTTTAGAAGTCCCGGGATAACTCCTTCGTTCTCATAAGAAAATATAGTACCGTTGGCAGATAACATCCACGGTTTGTTACTTTCAAATATTATTTGATATACTTCAGCAGCTGAAAATGTTTGACTTGATCCATTCTCCCAATTTATTTCAATTTCAGTTCCTATTTCTTTATTCATAACTGATTCATATTCAAAACTGCCAAATAATCCTTCCCATGCGGCGGCGAATTTTTTACCCTCTCTCATTTGAAATTTTATATATGCTTCAGTTTTTTCTTGATTTAGCTGACCAACAATAGTTTCAGGACCCATGTTTAATGCTCTAATAACACTTGGGTATAGACTATTAATATCAACAGAACCAATCCAATCATGTAATCCTTTTTTAGGATATGCTACATACGCTCCTGCGGCTTTATCTTCGATGTCATCTTCTTTATCTTCATCATCTACCTCTTGATCATTTGTTCTAATTCTTGATGGTACAATTAATCCTCTATAATGCGCTTCATTGATAATTGCTTGTTCAGTTACTGCTACTGCACCAAGTACCTTCGGTAACAATACTGTATTTTCATGAGCAATTGAATTAGCTAAGCTTAAAAATTTCAACTTTTTATCCAACTTGTTTAGAAGAGTTACGTCTTGTCTATTATATTCAATAAATTTTTTGAAATCGTTGTTATATAACTGATCCAAAGAACCTTCATATTCAGTCTTTCGTTCTCCCAATTCAAATTCAGCAATTGAATCTAGACTAAAACTAGGTCTTTCTTCATACGTATATTTTCTGTATAGTTCTAGACTATCTAGATGGACTCTACCAACTAACGTATAGGTAACCGCATGTTTTCCATACTTTTCATATTCTTTTTTTACGGGATAATAATCCCATAAGCAAAATTTTCTAGTATAATCTTTACCTAGAGATTTAATAGTTCTATGTACTGTATAAGGGATATCAAAACCTGTGCTATTCCATCCACTTAATACATCTACATCTTCGATTAACTGAAGAAAAGTATCAATAAGATCCCTTTCTTCTTCAAATATATAAGTATTTGGAAAATCTTTGGTTAATTCAACTGCTTGTTCAAGTGTCAATGTTTTAGGTGGAATTGCCAATGTTATTAATGCATCTAAATGTTGCATATATAAAGATATTGCATTTATTGGCATAAATGCATCTTCAGGTGATGCATAACCCCGATCTGGATCAAAGTCAACCTCAATGTCAAAAAAACATACATTAAGGTTTGGTGGTTCTTTACCTAAATAATTTTCTTCTAAACATCTTGAAATTGCAGATAGATCACTCTCGTATAGTTTATAATTATTTTTTATTCTTTCTTCTTTTTTGAAATCCTTATAGGAAGTAGTTGATACTTTATCTAACTTTTTTCCAAAAATGGATCTATACTTACCTTTGTCATTTTCATAATAAAAACAGTATTTTGCTGGATAAGTATTATAAACTCTTCCTTTTTTGGGATCTCTTTCTACTACATGGACTAAATCTTTTTGCTTATCCCAAATTGCATCAACATAACTCATAGTTAACAGTTTTCGTTTTCGACACCAATGACATATCCGTCGTTGTTTATAATTAATTTTCTTAAAATTTCATCGTGTGCAGTTGTGTGACCCGCTATTAAAGCATAATGAAGTTCAACTGGTAATCTATTTCGATAGAATCCAAAAGTTTTTTTATAAACTTGAATATTGAATCTAGCAATATCACTTAACGTGAAATTACTTTTATGCATTTCGTAATAAGAGTCAAACTCAACATCTTGTGGTAAGTTTGTTGGCCAGATAATAATTAAATGTTTACATTTATATGCAAGTGCATCAATTACATTCATAGCTTCGTTTAAAAACAAATGTTCTAATATATCACCCATGATACATAAATCATAATGATGTGTTCTATCTGTTTTAACAAAATCAATTATATCTTGATAAAAAACATTTCTATATTTTGATTTTAAATCATAATCAGTAATATATTTTTCAACAGGTTCAACTGCATCACATACAATTTCAGAACTTACTGAATTAATTATATTTTTATATTTACCTTGGCCTGGACCTACGTCTAATACAGTTTTTGGTTTTAATGCTGTTATATGGTCTATAACTTCTTTATTAAAAGCTGAAAGGGATGTAGGCATATTCAATCTTCTTTTCTAATATGCGCATGACCACTAATATCAACGATAGTCTCCAAATCATCAAATTCACGAAATACTTGATCCCATTGATCTTTCAATGCAATTCTTATCGCTTTTCTAATTATACTTGGTTTTACTTCCAGTTCTTCTGAAACTGCTTTAATTGTTTCATTTAGCCCTTCAGTTAAATCCTGAATTTCTCGCATGACAGTTACGCCTTCTGCGATTATTTGTTTGATTTTTGCTTGTTCTGGTGCGCCATATGCTTTGCTCATAAAAACTCCTTTGCCAAATATTATACTACATGAGAAGCTATGATACAAGTACTCGTAGCTTCTCACATTATAAAAATGTTGATGAATTCTATTAAATTATTTTTTTGGCAAGTCTTTAGATAAATCCATTCCCGGAGGTATAGAAGCTAAAACTGATTCAATATCGTAACCAATACTTAGTACAAACTTTATAATATTTTTTGGATCTGCCGTCATTTCAGGTTGTTGCAAAGCTGTAGCTAACATTTGTTGTTTATCAGAATCTGATAAAGTATTATCGGGTTTATAATCTGCACCAGCTAATTTTTTAATAAAATTTAGATTCTTTTTATCAAGAGCTTCTTGATCAACTGTTTCATTTTCTTGTATATTAGTGTAGTTCATATTTTCTTTTTTAGCTCCCCAGTTTTTAGATCCTTTTTTCCTGCATTTAACTAATGCTCCACTATTTCCAGTAATTGTAATAATTCCACATCCATCAGTTTCTTGCATCATTACCCAAGTACCATTTTCTGTTTCTGGGCACCATACGTCAGTTTTATTTTCTTTAATAATCTTGAAGTTAGTTAAATTTTTATATCTTTTATTGCTTACATAATAACATGAATAAATCTCATGATTATAATATTCTTTCCAAGTAACAGTTCCACCGTTTAAAAATGCAGCTAAAATAAAAGCATTACGATGTTCTACATCTTTTTGCTTAAAATTAAAAGATTGCTTGCCATAATTTCCACTATATTCCCAATCCAGATTACTTATACTGTTATTATTTTCAGTAAGACGTCTAGCTTTACATTGGTTTCCATCATAAACAATTGCGCTAAATAACCAACTTTGACGTTGTTCTGGTGATATATCTAAAATATATTTTATCCAATTATCACCATATTTAAATATTTTATCTTTTCGTATCGATTCCCCACCTTCATATGGTGCAGTAACTACTAAATGTTTTTTATGCTTGAAATCAATCATGTCAGTAGATTCTAATAATGCCATATTATTAGTTTTTTCATATTTTCCTATTTTAGAAGTTTTTTGTTCAGGAAATTTTATTACCCATTTATGATTCGGGGTACATTCAAAAACAAATCCAGTATTACCGCTTCTAATTACATTGGTTTCGGCATTTTTGTAACGATGCAAATTTGTTATTGGTTTAAATTCCATAACATCTTTTTGCATATTATAAGTTAAAATGTTATCGCCTATATTTAATTCGTCTACTTTTTTCCATCCTTCTTTAGTTAACGCTTTTGATGTTTCTTCTGGAACACAAGCATATGCGCTTGGCCACACTTTATATCTACTTTTTACTTTATAATAACATGCATCCTTTTTTTCCATCATTACTGACTCTGAAAATAATGGACCGCCACATTCTGGGCATTTTCTGCTTTTTAAAGATTGATTATTTTTCATATTTGTTCCTTGGCAGGTGATGTATTTTAACTTGTTTTCTTTTTTGTTGCAACATTTATCGCAGAACCTTTGCGTTCTGGATTGGGATCTTCTCTTCTTTTTCTAGAAGCAGAACTTGCTCTGCCTTTTTTGCCTAAAGAATGTGCTTTACTTTGTGGTAAACACTTTGGTTTACCTTCACTACTTGATCCTCTTGCACAATCTCCTCGTATTTTACCATCTGGTCCAAAACGAACCCATTTTTCTTTAAACCATTTACGAAGATCTTCTTTTATTTCATTTTCTACTTTTTTTTTTAAAATTGAAGATGTATTTTCATCAAGACTTTGATTTACACTATTCATATAATCGGCAGATTTTGTTATTTTACTTTGCTGCCATGCCATTATACCTTCAGATTCTTTATATTTTTTTATTTTAGCTAATATTTTTTTGGCATCAGCCATTATACTTTTCAATTCACTTGAAGCCATACTTATTTCATGGTCTTGTTCTTTGTTCTCTCTCATAAATTTTTTAACTGGAAAAAATTTATGTATTTCAATATCTTTTAAATTTCTGTTTTTAAGTTCTTGTTTAACAGTATTAAAATCATTTTTAGAAATATATAAAGTATTACCTATAAGTTTTATATCATTTGAATTTAATATTCCGTCACTAACTAATTGTTTAATAAATCTATTTCCTTGTATTGTAGTTGGTATAATTAAATTATTACCATCAGTTTTTGGTAACTCTTGAGTGGTGACATCATTATCAGTATCAGTAGTTGTGTCCGGTGATTTTTTATCTTTACTACCGATATCAATCTGACTTTTTGGATGAGTCATTAAATAATGTAAACTATCTTCTTCATCATCTTTTTTCAGACCATTATCTATATTAGGTTTTCTGAATAGTTCTATATTTTTATTATCGTCTATAATTTCGGTTTCAATCGCATCTTTAATGTCTTCTAAAATATCACTTAAGTATGATGGTATATCTATAAAAATTTTTGATTTCTCGCCAATTTCAAGTTCAGATAATACATTTTTAATTTTAAGAATGGAATCATCTGTATCTTTATAATCTATATTAACTGGACTAAAAATAGAATCTTGACGTTTTATATCTTTAGGCTTATTACCAGGGCCACCAAACATTATTATTCTAGTTTCTTCATTTGGCATTTCGGATAGTCTGAATTTAATGAAAATTTTACTATTATCATCATCTAATTCAAAAATTTTTTTAGAATCTTTTTCGTTTTTTCTATCTGACCTAGTATGTTTCTGTGTTCCTCTACCGGGAGTAGACCCCATGCCAACTGGATTTCTAGGAGGTTTTGTTGGAACTTTTACAGTTTTTTTTAATTCTTGTACTCTGCGTTTAATCATTCCTAAATTAGACGCAACTGATCCCACATCACCAGAAGATGTGCCGCCAGCGGATGCTGTTTCAAGGATATATCTTGTTTCAGATTTTCCAGATACTTTTTTAAATTCTTTGTTCATTTTTTACCCATCCAATTTGAAACGGGACTTACAGTGTTGGTGTTATCTAACTCTTCACTATTTAAATCACCGTGATTAATATCTTTCCATTTCGCTCCAACAGCTTTATATGCTTGTTTTAGCATTTCTTGTTCTTCTTCAGAATATGGAAAGGTCACTTTTTTCTTACCAAACCAGCTTTTTGAATCAATCTTTAATGGATCTTTTCCATTGGCTCCTGCTACAGCTAGTCCCAATCTATATTCTGTGTAATCACCGCTGGCTCGTTCACCATCAGAATAAACATGTATTCCTCTAGAAGATTTTTGTTGGCGTTTTTTTATTTTACCAATCTTTTTTTCTGTGATGAATTCTTTTAATCTCATAATATATTAAGCTGTTCCAGTAGATTTTTGAATTGTTTTAATTGATCCTACTTTATATCCTTCCATTCGATTAATTGCATCAAGCATTAAATTTTGCTGCTGTGGTGTTAATCTATTTAAGGGAGTATTTTGGCTGGTATTGGTTGCTTTTACTACTGCATCAATGTATGCTAATGTATTGTTTTCTGTAGGTGGAGCATATCTTGTTATAGCATCCTTAATGGTCATATTTACATATTTAGATGATGGACTAAATAGCAATTGTTTCTTAGCATTAAAACCATCTTCCGGTGTAGCAAATACTGCAAAAGTTCCACTAGCACCAGCATTTCCTGATCCGACATATCCAGGTTGTTTTTTTGTCCACGGAAAATCTCTTAGGTTTCCAGGGTTATTCATCCTCCAGTTAACGTTTCCTTGTCTTCGTTGAATATCCCCATCAACTGTTTCTACATCAATAAACCCAGGACCACTTTTTACAATTCTATCAATTTCTTTTTCTTGTGCTGGTTGTTGAGTAGCTGGGGCTTGTGCCGCTGATCCGCTTGTTAATAATGCCCTCCATGTATTAGGTCCAACTATACCATCTGCTGTTAAGTTATTGCTTTTTTGAAAATTTATAACTGCTTGTCTAGTATTATTTCCAAAAATGTTATCAGATTTTATTTTTAATAATGTTTGTACTTGACCAACTGCTGGACCTCTGCTACCTATTCTAAGTGTAGGATTAGTTTGTTCAAATAATTCTAATATTTTCATTTTATAATTAATCTCTCTTTAAACTAGAACGTAACATCCAACCATGCTTATCATGTGCATCTATTCTAGCTGCAATAAAATCGCTAAACCCATGCTCATTTAAAGATTCAGAAAGTTTAAATAATTTAGTAAAAATTATTTTCATTTTTTCATTGTCTTTAATTAATTCTTCTATCATTTCTCTTGAAGATAATATTTTGGTTTCATCTTCAATTTGTGATAACATACTAAATCTAGTATAACTACCTGGCATATAAGTATTTAATGATCTGATTTTTTCAGCAAACTCGTCTATACTGTCTTGGACTTCTTCATAAATTTTACCAAGAAGTTTATGATATTGATAAAAATCCGGCCCTTCAACGTTCCAATGAAAAAAATGAGCTTTTAAATAAAAACTAAATTCACTTGAAAATGCTATCTTCGCCAGTTTTTGTAAATCATCCATGAAAGTATCCTATCTTTTTAGATATTTTATATATTTTATTTATCTGATAATGATTTTAAGTTACAGGATCAGTTAGTACTAACTGTAATGAATTTCCGTCTTTACGTATCATCCAGTTACCAGTATGTAAATCACCTCTTGAATTAGGCAATTCATCCAATATTTCTGATACTAAATTTAAGGCTTGAAGTAGTTTTTCATCATGAACTTCCGATTTTAATATATCTAAATTTTCTTTAGTCCATAAAGTTTTTAAAAATCTAATTCTACTTTTTAGATTTATTCCGGTATTTCTGAATAATGGTAATAATATACTATCTGGGTATTTACTTATCGGATCAAGCTTTTCCATAACAGCCAATCCTTGATATGAAATAGTGTCTTCAAATTTTGGATTAGGAAAAGAGAATACTTTAACAGATTCTATTTTTGGTAAATATGAATTTGATGAAGATAAATTTTTTATCTTATTGGTCCATTCTAAATAGGAATCAAATTTTGGATTATGTATCTTCCAAATTTTTAATATTTTATTATTTTTTTTAATATGATAAACTTTTGTTCCTCCACTAGAGGAATTATTGTTTATTTTTTTTAAAAATTTAGACTTGTCATTTACTGACAATGCAGATTTAATATCTCTAATGTCATCTTCATTGATAATTTCTAATATTTTCATAGAAATTATTTATTAGAATTATTTTCTGGATTTCCATCAATATGATGAATATGATAACTTATTTCATTTTCATCTTTCGGTATACTACTGTAATGATCTTCCCATATTTTTCTGTAATTGACTTTTGCTTTTTTATGCTTTTTACTCATATCGGGGTCTCGCCCGTTAACCACGGCTTAGCAAAAAATAACCGAAACCATTCTTCCGTCCCAGGTTTTATGTTATGTTTTTTCATTAATTCTGCTTTTTCCATACCAGTATAACTGATATTAGGTTCGCCGAAGTTAATATTTGTTTTTGTAGTAGTTATACCTGCTAGTTTTTTTAAATTATTAATATCATCCATAATTAATTAAAATATGAATATTTTTTCAAATCATTATGGTAATGATCATATAATTTATTACACAGTTTTTCTCTTAAATCTTTATTAAAGACTTTTCCTAATTTCCCATTTAGTTTATTTTTATCGTAAAATTCTTTACATCCCTGTTTAACCATAGGCATAAAGTATTCTATAATTTCTTCATTAGAAAAAGATTTTTTTTCATTAAAAGTTTCTGCTATATTAAAATAGTGATTTTTAAAAGTTTGATCACTGTTTAAAATGAACTCAAACAATTCATCTATTGGAATACTTGAATTACTTTCTTCCTTTTTTGAATCTAATGAATGACTACCAAAAAATTCCATTAATTTCATGATTTCACCATGCTCGACATGACCAAAATTTGGCTTTCCATCTTGGACCCGGGTTAGCACAATTATGTCTTGCTCTAAAACTCTTACGGCGTTTAGGATTAGATTTTTTAATCCTCATTTTTTTGTCACCGAAATTTACTTTTACCACATTTCCTTTTGGTCCCTTGACGTAAACTTTGCTTTTCTTAACGTCACCTTTCATTGGTTTACCTAAAGGTACTTTTCTTCCTTGGTACTCGGCTTCGTTAATAGTTTCCAATGGGAGGTATGATAACCCAGTATCGTCAATAGAAATGACAACTCCATCAGTAGTGAAATCTATGATGGATGTTTCTATGAGAATATTGTCTAATTCAAGATGAAATACATCACCTATAGACATAGATTCCTCTAAGGAGGATGGATCAAGTACTAAATCACTAATTTTCATAATTGTATACCCTATTACAATTATTTAGTGATTTTAATATTTTTTAATGATTATACAATATTGACTCAACTGAACCATCATTGATATAAACATGTCCTCTTACCCAAACAAAGTTTCCGGTAAAGTTTATTATATCTACAGTAGATGTATTTCTTACATTTAACTCAGTGTATGCCACACTTGAATTACTGACGTTGAACCAATCTGAATTGGTCGGTACTGTTGCTAGAGTGGCTTGCATTGTAATAGTACCTGAAAAGTCTTGTGTTGCAGTGTACATCACGGTATGCAAGCCATCGCTGCCACCAAAATAGCCATCACCTTTGACTTTATCGCTAATAAAAACTATAGCTTCAGTACCAGAATTTGGATATACCACAGCTGTTGTGCTGGTACTAGAAGGAGTATTTAACGGTACAAAGTTTAGAGTTTGACTTAATGCTGGCATAGTATAGTATTTATACTTTTTCTAAAGCAATATCTGTTTTAGGCTGTACCAGCTTAATATAATCAAAAATTATTTCATCATTTGATGCATTAACTTCAACTGTTCCACCATTTTTAAGTTTACCAAAAAGAATTTCTTTACTTAGAGGCTTTTTAATAAATTCATCAATAGTTCTCTGTAGTGGTCTAGCACCCATTTTACTGTCAAAACCTTTATTAATCAAGAATTTAATTGCTTCTGGTAGAATTTTGATAGATATATTTTTATCTTTCATCAAACTATTAATTTCATCAATAAATTTCTTGACGATCTTTGTCATGGATTCTTGGTCTAATTTATTAAATTTAATTACACCATCTAATCTATTTCTAAATTCTGGTGCAAAGAAAGTATTTACTGCATTAGTGGGGTCAAAATCTCTTTCGATATTTCCAAATCCAACACTATTTTTTTCTGCATCAGCTGCACCTAAATTACTAGTCATGATAATTATAGCATTTTTACCATCTGCCTTTTTACCATTACTTCCAGTAATTACTGCATTATCCATTAGCTGAAGCAAAACTGTAAAGACATCTGGGTGCGCTTTTTCAATTTCGTCAAAAAGAAAAATACCATTTGGATTTTCTTGTAGGCTTGTAACCAGTTGACCAGCATTATCATCAAACCCAATATATCCCGGTGGGCTACCAATGAATTTACTGACACTATGTTTTTCTTGAAATTCACTCATATCAAATCTGACAAGCTTTGTGCCCATATTGATTGATAATTGTTTTGCAACTTCAGTTTTTCCGACTCCAGTTGGTCCTACGAACAAGAAGTTTCCTACTGGTTTATTTCCATTTTTAAGTCCAGCTTGAGCAATAAATATTTTATCTAATAAAACATCGATGGACTTTTCTTGTCCAAAAACGCTTTGCTTCATATGCTTTTCTAAATTTTGAAGATTTTTACTCTCTTTTTCATTTAGATTTTCAATAGGCATCTTTACCATTTTTGAAACTTCAAAAATAATTTGGTCATGGTCTACTGTTTTTTCTGATGAATTATTGAGTTTAAATCTAGCACATGCACAATCAATTAAGTCAATTGCCTTGTCTGGTAGTTTTTTATCAGTAATATATTTGATACTATATTTTACAGCATCAACAATTGCTTGATTTGTGATTTTTACACCATGATGTTTTTCATAGTACTTTTTCAACCCTTTTAGGATTTTTACAGTATCTTCTTCTGAAGGTTCATCAATTACAACTTTATGAAAACGTCGCATTAATGCTCTATCTTTTTCAAAGAATTTCCTATACTCTTCCCATGTGGTACTTGCAATTACCTTGATATTACCTTTAGATAAGGCAGATTTTAGCATATTGCTCATATCATTGCTTCCACCATTACTAGTGCCAGCGCCGTTCATCATATGGGCTTCATCAATGAATAATATGCAATTACCTAATTTTTCAGAGGCATTAATTACTGCTTTCAGTCTTTCTTCAAAATCTCCACGATATTTAGATCCAGCTAACATTGCACTAATATCTAAATTGTAGATAGTATAGTTTTCTAAAAATTTTGGAACTGACTTATCCACGATTTTTTTAGCTAGCCCTTCAGCAATCGCAGTTTTTCCAACTCCGGGGTCACCTACTAAAATAGCATTTGATTTAACTCTTCTAGCTAGAATCAGTTCAATATCTTCGATTTCTTTATCACGTCCAACTACTGGATCAATATTTTTATTTTTTGCTTTTTCATTTAAATTAGTACAAAATTGATTAATAATATTTTCATATTTAGTACTATTATTTGAAGATTTATTGGACTTATCTTCTTTATTCAAGAATTTTAAGAATTTTTCTTTATCAATATTTGCTTTTTTAAGCAAATATACAGCGTGAGTATTTTTTTCTGATAAAATACTTAAAAAACAGTCTATGGGCTCGATAATATGCTTACCAACTAGTAGAACATTGGTGAATGCTCTATTGATAACCTTATCTAAAACGTTTGTTTTTTTAGGTTTATTAATATCGGGGTTTATAATATCTTTTAAATCATACTCAATATAGTGTTGAATATCATCTTTTAAAACCTCGACGTCTGTTCCAAAATCAGTTAAAAGTGAACAGAATTCTTCATTTGATACTATACTTAAAAGAAAATGTTCCAACGTAATATATTCATGCTTATTTTTTATAGCAATCATTATTGCATTTTCAAAAATTTCTTCTAAATCTTTATCAGTATCTATCATTTAGTTTTTCCTTTTATATAAAGTTTTTCAAAATTGCTTTTTGTTCATCTGTTAAATTTGTTGGTATTGTTATGTTTATTTTTATAAACAGTCTACCTCTTGTATTTGTCGAGTTATTAAACATTCCAAAATTTGGTACACCAAAAATTTGGTTATTTTGTGCACCTGGAGGAATGTTAATTGCTAGAGTTTTATTATCTATTGTGTTAATTGTTAACTCTTTCCCCAAGATTGCTTCAAAGCATGACAATTGTACCACAGTCTCTAGGTCATCATCAAGTCGTTTAAATATAGGATGTGGTTTAATATCTACTGTTAAAAAAATATCTCCTCTTGGGATATTTTTAATACTATCATCTCCGATATTATAAATTCGTAAGGTAGTATTATGTTGAATACCTTTTGGTATTTTAATATCTATTAATTGATCTCTGCCGGATGGTAGTTTAACATTACTTATAATATCTTTGCCGTTAAAAGCTTCTTCTAAAGTTATTTCTACTTTAAGATTTAAATTTTTATTTCTAAATTCTCTACGAAATACGTTGTTATTTTCAAAATTAAAAAAGTCTCTAAAAATATCAGATATATCTTGAAAATGGTTGTTTGTAGTCTGATTTTGGTAATTATCGTATTGAAGTTTTTTATCAGGATCGCTTAAAGTTGCATACGCTGCTTGTATTTCTTGAAATGTCTTAGTGTCGCCACCCCGATCAGGGTGGTGTAGACTTGCTAATTTTCTATAAGCAGATTTTATCTCTTCTTTAGATGCTGACTTTTCTATTCCTAATATAGTATAATAATCGGGCATATATTCATGTAATGGTATACATGATCATACTATGTTTTTGAAAAATAGTCAATACTTATTTTTTTACTGGAACTTCTGTTCCTTCAAGTTTTCTTCTAACTTTTATCTTTTTACATTCTTCGATTACTTTACCATTTTTATCTTTTAATTCTTTACCAGATTTGTCTTTTTTTGGATGACATACTTCTTTAATTTCACCTTTTCCGGCAGTATCTGTTTTTGGTTCATCTGCAAAAGATGGGCTTAAAAGAAATAGGCTTGTTATTATTGATAATAAAATATTTTTCATACATCTTCCTTTTTATCTGAATCTTCATTTTTATTACATTTTTTATCATTGGAAGACCCTAACATTATTCCTGATAAGGTTCCAGTTAAAAATGTAGCTATTGGAATAATTAATTCAAAGAATTTTGTATCAATTGGGCTTATAGCATCTAACGGCTGTGTTACGAAAATAATACTATATAAAACTACAAATACAATCCCCATAAGGGTTAATGCTAAACATACTCCGACGAATACTTTAAGTCTAGCAAACAATTCTTCAGAAGTCATTCTTTCATTCATGGTTTCTACCTTCTTTAATTTCTGGACATTCTCTCGATATTTCGCATGTTTCTTTTTGACACTCTACATTATTAATGTTTTTTGGATCTTGACATGGATATCTATACCTGACATCACATGAATACAACATAAAAATTGATGATAGTATTAAAATTTTAGCGACTGTATTCATGTTTATCTCCTAAAAATAATTTATTATAATTCCTCTCTTTCTGGCTGTACCGGCATGGCTCTTCCCTTAGAGTCAGTCAACACTTGATTAGATGTTTGTGGTCTATCAAATGATTGAAACTGCGAAGAACCTCCCATTGAATTAACAGGTTGTGGTTGCGCACTGAAAGATTGTGAAACTGGTGCTGAAAAACTTTGTGTTGGTTGAGGTGCTGGCAATGCTGGTTGATTACCACTTTGATTATTAATTCCAGCTAGCTTTTCTTGTCCTCTACTCCATGCAGTTACACCTAATACTGCACCCATTGCCATATGAAATAATCCTGCTCCTTGTAAGGTCAAAGGTTCCCATTGACGAAAAGCATCATTTTCTGGCATTACTTCCCAAAATTGAACAACTGCCCATAATATTGGAAATACTATAAAATCAAAAGCACAGACTGACATGTACATTATTGCCATCATGGGCCGCCATTTTTTCTGCATCCAATCTTCTTTATTTTCCGTCATGGTTTTTATCCTTTAAGTTTAATATAATTTCCTTTACCTTAGTTTGTAAATTTGTTGCCCATGCTGGTTGTGGTAAATTCCATCCTATGAACATTCCAATTAATAACCATAAAATTATTTCCATTTTACACTCCTAGCACATGTAATGCATGTTTATAATGATTTATTCTATCCTCTAAACCAATATAACCGCCATTTATCCTTCTAGTTAATTCTCTAATATCACCAGTATCTGCCCATTTGTTTAAACTATTTGTTTCCCAAAACCAACAGGCACTCTGTACTGCTCCTTCAAATGTAGCTAGATATTCTGGTATTTCTTCAACTGGTGTTTCAATACTATCGGCAAATGCTTGATAATTATTTTTTCCAGTTAATTGAATTAAACCTCTACCGCAGTAACGATACCCATCTCCACTATTTTCATCACCATTTCCCATTCTATTAGCATAAACTCTATTAGCTATAGCTTCTTGTTTATTTGGAAGTGATGCATATTTTTGAGCTAACTCATCTGTTGGAAAATATTTTGGAAATATTTTTCTAAGAGTGGATGATCTATAATTTAGATTTTCTTTTAAGAACTTGAAATTTGCAGATTCGTGTGCACATTGTGCAACAAATGCAGCTACTCTTTGTGGAGTATTAATATCATAATCGGGTAATAATCTTTCCATTGCATTATGCCATTGTTCAACATATGGGTTCTTTTTTATAATTAGTGCTAGTTGTTCTGCTGTAAGAATGAATTTTTGCATTTTACCCTCCAATGTTATTTACTAAATTTCGTAATTTTTATTTGTTTGATTTATCCATAATTTTCTTTTGGGTTGAATACCAATCTATCCAACCATCATTTTTATTAGAGCATTCATAATATAATTGATAATTGCGTATTATTACCTTTAAAAATTCACTAATGTCAGTGGCATTATCATTTGCTTGTAATAAATCGGGACATTTTTCAAGTAAAGCTTTAGGAGCTTCTGGAAATTTTTGTTTTACTGGAACAACTGTAGTGCATGCTGATAAAAAAATGCTTGTTAATAGTATAAAAAAAATTTTCATTTCTTATCTCCGTTAGGATTTTTTGCAGCTTCATTCAGTTGATTTAATGCAGCTTTATTATGTTCTTCCAAAATTATTTGTGGAACTGGACAATTTTCAACATATTTTACAACTTCTTCTTTTTCTTTTATTACACGATCTACATATTCTATTCTAGTATCGGCTTTTTGTTTTATTATTCTATCTTTATATACTATTTTCTCTTCAATTCTTACATTTTCAGTTTGACTCTCAACTTTTGCGTTTTCTAATTGTTTTTCTAAATCTTTTACTCTTTGTTCCCATTTAGCTTCATTTGCGGCAATTCCTAAAAACCATGAACCTATTACTATACATATTATCCCAGCAGCTTTTAATGGTACTTTATATATCCTAGTAAACCATGAAAATACTAAACATCCTAGTCCTGTTAGCAACACAATGGTCCAGAACCAAGTTGGTATTAATCCTAATAAAGCACCAATTTGCCACATGATTACCACCTATCCTTTTCAATAATTATTGCGTCTTTTTCATTACGTATAATGTATTTGTCACCAATTTTTTGAATATCATAATTTCCTAAAAATTTATTTAAAAATAATACTTTACTTTGACCACTTTCTGTTATGTCGAATGGTCCAGGTGTTGTATCAAATACTTTATCAGACTTACCTATAGCAATAAATTTAGCGGTTAAATCATGAAAATATGGTTTTTTAAATATTAAAGTATTATTTTCTGACAAAATAACATCAACTATTCCTTTGTTAAAGAATTTTTTGATATCATTACTTTTTGATTCAAACATAAATTTTTTATAAGAATCCACATTTAATGGAACATATTTTTTTAAATTATCTTCATTTAAGTCATAATATTCTTTTGATTTTTGATATGAAAATTTCCAGTTTGAATTGTTTGTTAATTTTTTCAAACCATAGAATAATTCATTTAAATTATTTGGTAAATTTTTATTTCTTTCCAACTCTACAAATACATGATAATTTCCATCAAATTCTTCACCTGCACTCATATCAGAATCAAGAATAAAATCATAACTTTTTTCAAAAAACTCCATCAAATCTATAGCTGGCTGTTTTTCTTTTAGTTTAAATCCTAAAACGACGATATCTTCGTCTTCACCCATTTTGCTTTTAAATCGATCAATGGAAAATTTTGTATTAATAAAATGTTCCATGTCCTTACTTCTAAGGCTTTCAAATATTTGCTGGTGGGGCTGCTGGTGCTGGAGTTTGTGGGATTTCATTTGCTTCCGGTCCTTGTTGCATCGTTTCGGCTGTGGTTTCTATACTATTATATTTTAAGAATTCTGACATCCTTGCTTTCTCTTTGTTTTCTTTTCCAATTGAAATATCATGAATTAATTTTTTCGGCATTTCAATTGTTACCAACCATATTGGATGTGCTTCTATTTTTCCTTTTTTTGTACCTGGTCTAAAATCATCTGGATCTTTTATTTTTCTAGGAATTAAAATATTATTTTTTTCATATGATACTTTACATCCATACATTCTGAGTATTTTCAATCCGTGAGAATCTGGTGATTTTTTTGTCGGCCACATAAAAGTACAAGAAATCATGTATCTAGATACTTTTGGACCTTCTACCAATTCACCATCAATCCAGTTATCAAATGCATATAAATTTAATTCATCTAATACTTTCTCAAAATCTAAAAGTATTTTTAGTGAATTATTGTTTTCATTTATGTATTGAACATTTTTAATTATATCTATAATGTCTTTCATGGTGGTCTCTTTTATTAAATATTTATCCTAAAAAGTATTCTTGCGATTTTTCTACTGTTTTGATATACTTTTTATTGTTTATGTTTAAATAAAAATGTAGGTCGATTCAATTAGGAGGTTACAATTGCCTAGAGCCAAAAGAAAAGACAGGGAATTTTTCTTAGAAAAAGACCCAAGATTCATAAAAAAAGAGCCAAAAGATAATTTAATACAAATTAAATCTTACGTAAAAAGAAATCAAGAAGTTTTAATAATTCCGAGGAGTATAAATCAAGAAACTTATATTGAGTTACTTAAAAATCAAAAATTATACATAGTTTTTGCAATAGGGCCAGCAGGAACCGGAAAAACTATGTTGGCGGTACAAATGGCTATAAAACAGCTTAAAGAAGGTTCAATTAAAAAAATAATTGTAACACGCCCAGCTGTCAGTGTTGATGAGGAACATGGATTTTTGCCGGGGACATTAAATCAAAAAATGGAGCCGTGGACTCGCCCAATTTTTGATGTATTTGAGGAATACTATCACCCTAGAGAAATTCAAGCAATGATCGAAGATGGGATCATTGAAATTGCACCATTAGCAATGATGCGAGGTAGAACATTCAAAAATGCATTTATAATAGCAGATGAATGTCAAAATACGTCTACTAGTCAAATGAAAATGTTACTAACTAGAATTGGGGAAAATTCTAGAATGGTTGTAACAGGGGATCTAAACCAAGCTGATAGACCAAAAGAAAATGGTCTATTAGAATTTTGTAATTTATATGCGAAAGCTACAAATTATAAAATGATTGGAATGGTAAAATTTGACGTAAAAGACGTTGAAAGACATCCCGTAGTCAAAGAAATTCTAAAAATTTATAAAGAAGACGTCTAAAAAGTAAAAAGCGGCCATTGACCTGCTGTGCCGCTTTTTACAGTCTAGATAATTTAATCAAAGTTGCTGATAAATTCAGTTCTGAATCAGCGCAGATTGCATGATCTACTAATCCATCTTTTATGATTAAAATGGCAGAATCTTTTTTCTCTTCGGTATCACCAAATAGATCTATATTTCTATACATCCATTTGTAAATATCTTCCATTTCTTCTGGTTTAGCATTTTGACATAATAGTTTTCTGGCATCTTTTATTAATCCGTTTTTAAAAAGTTCTACCATTTTAATTTTATAGTCATCTGCAAATTTGTCACTGCTGTTTGGTAGATATAATACATTATCTATAACATTTTGTTGTACAAAGTTGATACATTTTCTTAGATCTGGGTAAGTTGCTTTTACATATGTATCTAACACATCCAAATTAAATTCTGTATGTTCTTCAACTAGAATAGTGGCAACCCTAGCAGTAAATTCCGTCTGGTCAGTTTTTTCGATATGAAACCCTTGACATCTACTATGAATAGCAGGGATTATCTTGTTAGAATAATTACATGTTAGAATAAATCTACTGTAATTACTATAATTTTCCATAACTCCACGTAAAATTGCTTGTGCATTTGGAGTTAAAAAATCAGCTTCATCTAGTAATACTACTTTAAATGGACCAAATGGAATACTTTCAACAAAATTTACAATTTTATCTCTTATAGTATCTACACTATTTTCTCTACTTGCATTCAGTTCTAAAAAATCAAAATTGTCTATTTCTAATTCATTGACTAGAATTTTTGCCAGAGTTGTTTTACCTACTCCCGGTGAACCACTGAACAAAAGGTGTGGAATATATTTTTCTTTAACCCATGCTTCAATCTGTTGTTGTTGCGCAGAATCACGAAAAACATATTCTGAAAGTTTTGTTGGGCGATATTTTTCACACCAAAGTTTTTTTATCATATAATTATTTTAAAAATTCCATAGTGATAATTTTTCCAATTGTCTCACCTAAATCTGATTCGGAATTTACAATATGTAGACAGGATATTTCTTCATGTTTTTTAGTATCATATCTTAATGATTCAACTATAATACCACCTTTTGCTATATAAATATTGAACCCTAAATTTCTTTGTGATGAACGGGCTAATGAAAGGTCAGCAGGCTCTGGACCGATCTCATTAAATGATTTATCTAACTTTTTATACAGTTTGTATAATATACTTTTAATTAAACTCATTTTTAATTTTCTGATCTATAGATATCAGATGGTTTACTGTCAGCGGTCATCATTATTGCATTATTATCTATCATTCGCAATTCTATAACTGAGCCGTTTGAATCCTCATATTCTATAGTTCTAGTCCATCTACCATGTTCAACTAAAACCCATTCACCGATTTTCACATCTTGTTGATCTGGACCAATTGCCCATACTTTACCCCATCTAGGGTGGATTCCTTGATTTTTTCCATTATCGCTCGGGATATATAATCCAGAAGATGTTCTTTCGATTCCGAAATCCATATCTGAAACTAAAACTTTATCTTTTAATGGCAAAATTGTTCCTTTAACTTTCATAATAACTCCGTTTTATTTTTTTGGTGAAGCCTTTGGATTTGTTTCGTAATAATCATTCATGATTTCATCACGCTTTTTTACGATTTTCCCACCAGGGCCTAATTCATCGCCTCTAGCATTTACCCGCATATTTCCAATAGCTGGCATTAATTCATTCTTTTTCATTAATTTTTCTAAATCAATTTCTTTACCTTGCATAGTTCTATATTTCATAATTGTTCCTTTAATTTAAGAATTCGGATATGTCAAGCCTGTGTTTTACAGAATCTATTTTATGTATTTCCAATAAAAATAATACATAACTTGATACACTACTGCCTCTACCAATTCCCCATGGAATTTTGTGAGTTTTCATCATATCCACTAAGTATTTAAGAAATTTTAATAAGTCTATTAAATTATATTGTTCATATAACTTTAATTCTTTGGACAGACGATTTATATTTTCTTTTGGACAAATATTATATAAATGTTCTATAATATCAAAATCTTTATAATCCGGTGGAATAAACCAATTTTTTTGGTTAAGTTTATCAAACTCTTCTTGAGATATAGATGATTCAACAAAAAAATTTAAATCGTCAAACTCGTTGTAATTGTCTTTATTACTTTTATTAAATAACTCACTTATGAATTTGTCATCAACATATACGTCTGATAATGAATCTAAAGTTTTGGTATATATAGCTTCAAAAATTTCTTTTTCAGTTAACGATACTTGACCATATGAGTTTATCTTCATTCAAACATGATACCACATGTTGGTATATCTTGTCAATCAATGTTAATCAAACCATCTAGATTTTTGTCTTTATTTTTTTCTAAATCTTCCATACGTTTACGATATCTAGTTTTTAGCTCATCATTTAACATATTTAATATAGAAGATATTTGTAAACACAATTGTCCTTGCCCACATTTTGCGGCTATATGATATTTTTTAGTTAAATCTTGAATTTTTAATTCAATATCATCATCTTTAAGTTTATGCAAATTGTCAATTAATGGATTAAACATTATATTTGCTTTAAATAAAGATTGTCTGAATCTCCATCGGACCATAATTGAAATAATGCAGGGTTTGGCCCAGTGATGGTAACGGGTAGAGATGCGCCATAATTGTATAAATTTACTGCTGAAAATGTTACAGTTGTTGCAAATGTACTAGCAGTTGAAATTGCTAACATCATTGTGCCTGAACGATTTGTTGGGGGTAAATTTATAACACTAAAAGAATGTGTACCACTACTAATTTTATATTTCTGAAAACCACCATTAGAATAATCTAATTCAACATCACCAGTTTGGATAGTTTCGGTTTCATCATAAACAATATCAGAGCAATCTTTAAAAGAAGCACGTTCTATTATATTATCGCCAAAATTATTAGTTTCAGATAATTTAACCGCATTTATTTTTAAATATTCTACATCTTCATCTGTATATATTAATGCTTGTCTTATATTTTTGAAATTATCTCTAAATCCTTGTGTGTCATTATCTCTTCCTGATACTGGAAAATTTTGATTTATTTTGTTAATAAAAACACTTGCTGTATTTAATGTTGACACTTTTTACTCCGATTTATTTTTTAAATTTTCAACTTCATTTATTAATGTTTTTAATGCTTCTATTAATAAAGGTATTATTTGCTCATAATTAACTGCTAAGTAACCATCAGTTCTTGTAATAACTGCTTCTGGCAACACATTAACTATTTCTTGGGCAATTACACCTGCTTGCCTAGTTCTTGTATCTTTATTTACAGCATACTGATTCCAATTATATAAAATTCCGGAAATTTGTTTTATTTTTTCTTTTGCATTTGAAATTGTTTCTATATTGGTTTTTAATCTCTTATCTGATGAATAATATGCAACTATGTCTCCACCTGCTCGAATCTCACCTGATGCATATAGGTCTGATCCATTGAATTGTAAATTTGAAGAACTTGTTACAGTTCCACCGCTATTATATAATACTTGTCCAGATGAACCAGCGGTTCCTGGTATTCCTGGTGCGCCGTTTGGTCCTTGTGCACCTGATGGTCCTTGGAATCCTTGTGCTCCTTGGAATCCCTGTGCTCCTTGGGAACCTGGGGAACCTGGTGAACCAGAACCAGTGAACCCTTGTGCTCCTTGGATACCTTCTGCGCCGGTTGCTCCTTGAAACCCTTGATGTCCCTGTCGTCCTTGGAATCCTTGATGTCCTTGGCTTCCTTGCAATCCTTCTGGACCTTGTAATCCTTGTGGTCCTCTAAATCCTTGATGACCCTGTGCCCCTTGGAATCCTTGATTTCCTTGGAATCCTTGATGTCCCTGGAATCCTTGTGCCCCACGATCACCCTGAAATCCTTGATGACCTTGATTTCCTTGGAATCCTTGATGACCTTGATTTCCCTGAAATCCACGTGGGCCTTGTGCTCCTTGAAGTCCCTCTGCGCCCTGACTTCCTTGAAAACCTGCTGGACCTTGTGCCCCTGATCCCGATGGGCCTTGACTACCTTCGGCTCCTTGGAATCCTTGTGCTCCTTGACTTCCTTGGAACCCTTCTGCACCCTGAACACCTTGAACGCCTACCCCACTATCACCTTGAGTTCCTTGGAATCCTTGTGCTCCTTGACTTCCTTGAAATCCTGGTAATCCACGTGAACCCTGTGCACCTTGTAATCCTGGTGGACCATCTCCTCCTAATATACCTTGTTGTCCTTGAATTCCAGTTGATCCTTGAAAACCCTGATGTCCTTGATTTCCTTGGAAACCTTGGTGTCCCTGGAATCCCTGTGCGCCTTGTGGGCCTTCGCCACCAGCACCTTGTGTTCCTTGGAATCCTTGTGCTCCTTGGAAACCCTGATTTCCTTGGAATCCTTGATGTCCTTGGAATCCCTGTGCACCTTGGAATCCTCCTTCGCTCGGTGCACCTTGTGTTCCTTGGAATCCCTGTGCACCTTGGAATCCCTGATGTCCTTGATTTCCTTGAAAACCTTGTGATCCTTGTACGCCATTAAAACCTTGAGCACCTTGTAACCCGGGTGCACCTCTAAGTCCTTGTGCTCCTTGGAAACCTTGATGACCTTGGAAACCTTGATGACCCTGAGTTCCTTGAAAACCTTGGTGACCTTGGAATCCTTGGTGACCTTGAAAACCTTGTGCGCCTTGTGGCCCATCGCCCCCAGCACCCTGAGTTCCTTGAAATCCTTGTGCTCCTTGAATTCCATCATGTCCTTGGAAGCCTTGGTGTCCTTGGAAGCCTTGGTTTCCTTGAAATCCTTGCGCCCCTTGGAAACCTTGATGTCCTTGAAAACCTTGATGTCCTTGAAAACCTTGATGTCCTTGGAATCCTTGTGTCCCTTGGAAACCTTGATGTCCTTGGAATCCTTGCGCTCCCTGTCCTCCAGCGCCCTGTGTTCCTTGGAATCCTTGTGCTCCTTGGATTCCATCATGACCTTGGAATCCTTGTGCTCCTTGGAATCCCTGTGCTCCTTGGAATCCTTGTGCTCCTTGAATACCATCATGTCCTTGTGTTCCTTGGAAACCCTGATGACCTTGATGTCCTTGGAATCCTTGTGCTCCTTGAACTCCATCTACTCCTTGTGCGCCTTGTGGTCCTTCGCCTCCAGCACCTTGTGTTCCTTGGAATCCTTGGTGGCCTTGATTTCCTTGGAATCCTTGCGCCCCTTGAATGCCTTCTATTCCTTGTGCTCCTTGGAATCCCTGATGTCCTTGGAATCCTTGCGCTCCTTGAATACCTTCTACACCTTGTGTTCCCTGAAATCCCTGATGACCTTGATTTCCTTGGAATCCTTGTGCGCCTTGAATACCAGTAAATCCTAATTCTCCCTGTGATCCTTGATTTCCTTGGAATCCTTGATGTCCCTGAAAACCTTCTAAACCTTGTGCGCCCTGTGGTCCTTGTCCCCCAGCCCCTTGTGTACCTTGGAATCCTTGTGCCCCTTGAATTCCTGCTAAACCTTGATCCCCTTGAATGCCAGTTGCACCTCGAAATCCTTGCGCCCCTTGAAAACCTTGCGCACCTTGAATTCCATCTGATCCAGGTCCACCACCTATACCCTGTGTTCCTTGAAATCCTTGTGCTCCTTGGAAGCCTTGCGCTCCTTGTATTCCTGTTTCGGCAGGTAAACCTTGTGCTCCTTCAAGTCCTTGATGCCCCTGTGTTCCTTGGAATCCTTGCGCACCTTGTGTTCCGGAACCACCACCTACGACGTATAGCTCTCCATTTTTATAGATGTCTCCACCTATATGGATATCTTTGCCTATACCAACCCCACCTGTTACAATTAATCCTCCAGTAGTAGTACTTATTGCATTGGTTGAAGTTGTTACTTTTAATATGGGTGTTAATAATGTTTTTGAATCGCTTTGAAATATTAAAGAAGAATCTGAGACTGGGGTTACATAATCATTGATTCCAATAGCCATTGTTGGATAATATTCTGAAATATTATCCGAAGAAGTTATAAATGATTTGTCTGATTTATCTGCTCTTCCAACAAAAATCGTAGAAGTTGACACCCATGTAGCAGTATTACCTTCTGATTTTAATATATAATTTTGTGGACCTATATTAATGAATGCAGTTACATCAGTATCTACTTGTATTGGAATGGAGCCTTGCGAACCACCTTGAATATTTGGAAATACTGTAGCCGTTGGACCTTGTGATCCTTGTACCCCAGCTACACCTTGAGAACCTTGAACACCTTGTGCTCCTTGTACGCCTTGTGTTCCTTGTACACCCGATGTTCCCTGAACACCTTGTGCTCCTTGTACGCCTTGTGTTCCCTGAACACCTTGTGCCCCTTGAACACCCTGTGAACCCGGTCCTCCACTTGATCCAGTTTCTCCTTGAACTCCTTGATGGCCTTGAACTCCTTGATGACCTTGAACCCCTTGTGCTCCTTGGACTCCCTGACTTCCTTGGATACCTTGTGGACCAGCAGGACCAACTGTATCTAACAATAATCTGGCGCGTGAAACCGTTAGTTTTTGTTCAACTCCAGAATCTGCAACAATAAAAAGGGTTTCTCCTTCAGTTGGATTGGTTAAACCTGGATCTTGTAGAACTTGCGATAATGGGGCTCTTGTTGTCATAAAATTAAATATCCATAAATTTACATGTATTTATTTGATTTGGTATTTAATTTTTTATATCTCTTTTACCAAAAAATAAATACCGTTCTTTATTGGTGATGTTGTCTTCTTTTACTATAACTCTATCTATATCTAGATGAATTTTTTTGAAATCAAAATTTTTCAATTTTATTCTACTTACGATTCGTTGTCCTTCATTTGGTAAGGTATAACATAATGGTATAAATCTCATATAATTTATAGATTTATAGCTTGAATCCTGTGAAGTCTGTAAAAATTTAGGATAGAAACTTTTATTAATAGAAATTTTTTCAGAATCTTCTAAAGTTATGTTTGATAATTGTTCTCTCATATTATCGATACTTGCTGGATAATATTGGATATTATCAAAATATACTATACTACTAACACTTGTGTTATATTGATTTACTAAATTGTCAATTACATCAGCATATACTATATCGTAAATATAATTTCCATTTGAATCTTCTGCTCTTGCAGTTTTTATATTACCAAAATAAAATGTTCTTCTATAGAAATTTCTAACAAATGATTCTGCATATTTTTCTATATCAACTTTTTCAATGGCAAATTCTAAAATTATTTTTATATCTCGTTGAACACCAAATTCTGGATCTAAATTTCTGTAGAGTAATTTTGGATCAAAAATTTGCTCATCATTAATAAAATTACTGTAATAATCTTTTGTAGACTTGGATAAAAATGGTTTAAAATATAATGATGTATAATTTTTAGATGCTTCTGTTACATTTATACTGAAACTTTTATTTATTGCGCTTAATTCGTATATATCTTTAGCTTCTGCTTCAAAATTAAATGTTCCAGAAGTCCCAGTGTTTACTTTTCCAGTTATTGACCCATCTGATAATAATGTTAAACCATCGGGCAAATTTCCAGATTTTTTACTGTATTTTATATCATAATTTGAAATTGTCTGTTTTGCTTGCACATATAAATGACTTAATTCTCCAGTAGTAACTGTGCCTAAGAATGAACTTGTTGTAACCCATTCTATAGAACTTTCTACAAGACCTTTTATAGCTAGTGTAAATGTATTTGATGCGGTTACGGACACCCCTGTTAAGCTATCAAATTTTGTTGCGTTAATATTTAGATTATAGTTAATTGTATATGCTGGTTGATACGGTATATAACCATATAAAAATCCAGTATTTCTATCTAAATTTAAATTTTGCGGCAATCTAGTAGTAATTGTAGTACCAGTTACCAAATTATATGTTATTGTTCCTACAAAGGGTGATGGATCATAAGCAGATGCATCTAATATTTGATAATTTTCTGCTCTTATTGTTCCTAAGCTATTACCATTAATAAATTGTGGTGGTAGCAAGTAGCTTTTTGGTTGTGTATTCAAACTTACATCTAAAATAGCAATACCAGTACTTGTTGTTAAAGGATGATACCTTAACATTTCAGAATCTAAAACCAGTAATTTGAATAATCTTTTAGATTCTGATATTCCATCAGATGCAGATACATAAAATTGATATGTTTTTGGATTATATACTGTTGCAGTAGTTACAGTTGTGTTTAAGTCTAGATCGGTAAAACAATCAATTATTCCGCTTAGTACTCCAGAATCAGATAATACCAAGTTTGGGGGCAGCGCATCGCTTAAACCATCTACATAATAAGATATTTTAGAGTCAGGTGATTTGGTAGTTGTTGCTTCTAATTGATAGTTTATATATTGTTTATTAAACACATAGGGTTTTACGCCATCTATAGATAGATAACCTTCAATTGTACTATATGTTAGGGTAAAAGATGTACCCGTTATGATTGTTTGTGTTTCCCACGTTGGGGAATTTATACCTTCGACATCTAGAATAAAAGTTCTATCTCTTATTCCAGAAGTATTGGTAGCTCTTACTACAAACTTATTTGTTTTTAAATTTGAAACTACTTCAGGTGTGCCACTAATAATACCTGTGGTTGTTGTTAGTGACAAACCATCAGGTAATTTACCACTTAAAATAGAATAGGTTATATTAGTACCAGAGGCTACTAATGTAGTTGAAGTTGATACTAATTCTGTAGCAGTAAATAAAAATCCCGATGGTGTAATCCAAATAGGTGAGGTCATGATAAATAAGTATTTTTAATTATTTACCATATTTTTAAAATTAATGAAGTACTCTGTGATCTAGCGTCTCAAAATTATCTATTCCGAATATTTCCAATATCATTTTTATTTCTTCAGGTGGGTCCTCCATTAAGTCGGGTGGATACATTATACTTTTTAATTCACCATCTGGGCCTATTATAAATCCATAATCATTTGGATCGTATGTTTCTTCGTTTTCATCGTATGTAGTTTCGTCTACATTTGGCATGTTATTTGACATTTTTGTACTCCATAAAGTATTTAGAAATAGATTAACGAATCACCTCCTTTTAAAAATAATTTCTATATGTTTATTTAGTGATAAATATTTTTATATAACTTATATAAAGGATTTATAATATGTTTTCATTTATAAAAAAACTGTTGGGGTTACCAACTGAAGAAGAAAAAAGACTTGCTGAAGAAGCAAAATCGGCTGTTCCTTATAAAGTAGAAGCACCTGTTACTCCTGTAATTAATAACAAATCGGGAGACACTGTAGATGTTCCAAAAGTTATTGTTCAGCCATTAGTAACTGAAGAAGTTGTAGTTAAATTTGTTGAGCCAGTAAAAAAAGAAGAACCCGTAATCGTTGAATTACCTAAAGAGGTAGAAGTTCCCACCTTAAAAGAAGAAGTAAAAGCTAAACCAAAAACTAAAAAAGTAAAAAAAGAAGTGGTTGAAAAAACGGTTGCTGAAAAAGAAAAAGGGGTAGAAAAATCTACCCCTAAGGTTGCAAAAAAATCTAGGTCAAAGAAGTCTTGAATTTAATTTTTCAAAAGCTTGGTTGAGTTCATTGAATTTATGCGTATATAATGTTTCTAACCCAATTAGAATATTTAAAATTTGATCTTCATCGTAATCAGTATCAAAAACTCTACTGAAAGTTTTTAGATCATCAATTATATGTTCGCATGATTTAATATTATTTTTTAATTCGTTTAATAAAATTTTATTAGTCATATAATTTTTCCTTTTTGGATAGATATGTTTCAAACAGTTTAAAGCTTGCTAAGTTTTTGATAAATAAGTGTGGGTCACGAGACTGCCATCTCTACCCACTCTAATGCTAGATTTAAATAAAGGGGCATCAGCATGACTATTTATACACATTACGTTTATTGGATACATTTACCAGAACATAACGACCATTATTCTCAGGGGTATATAGGTGTTTCTAACAACCCAAAACGTAGATTTAGAGAACATCTCAATGTTACAAAATTCATGAACGAGAAAAATCCATTTTTCACCCGAATTTTACAAAAATATTCTAATATTCTTGTTCAAACTTTATTATATCAAGGTACTGAAGAGTCTTGTTATCTACTAGAAGAAGAATTTCGTCCAAATAAAAATATAGCATGGAATGCTGCAAAAGGAGGATTTAAACCCCCTTCTAAAATAGGCTGGAAACCTACAAAAGAAACTTTATCTAAACGTAGCAACAGTCTTAAAGGAATACCTAGAACAGAAGAATGGTGTAATAATCTTTCTTTGGCAAAGCAAGGCCCAAAAAATGGGATGTATGGGAAAAAAATACCATGTCTCGATTCAAGAAAAATATTAATTATCCAAACAAAGAATAAAAACAAAATAGATAACTTAATTTTACTTTTTAAACTATTGAATGCAGGTGAATCTATTCGCAATATCTCTAAATCTACAGAATTCTCTACATCAACGGTTTGTTCTATAAAGAAAAATCCTAAATTACATTTTGAGGCTTTCCCAATACTCAAACAATTTGAAACTTGCTAGATTTTTAGCCTTTGCCTCTACCATTACGTCTGCCCATTCCCAATGTGTTTTGGCCCATAAGTTCATAGCAAGATTATGCATGTAATCACTATGGGCTCTTAATTTTTGTTTATTGATGCCTCTATCAATTAGCACATCACGGGAGGGAAGTATGTCGGTTGGATGATCAGAAAGAAATTCTTCTCTGGATTGGCTATAATGCATAACAGGCCGTAAACCACGCCAACTATTAATAATCATTTTGATACGCGGATCATTTGATGAAATATATTCTCCTTCACGACAATAATTATGATGTATATCTAAAACAATGGGCAGTAGATCGCCTAGTGTTAGGCATTCATCTAATCCCCATGAGTTTTCTTCATTTTCAATGGTGATTGAATTACGGGCTTCTGGTGAGAGTCTTTTATAGGCTCTCCTGATACCTTCTGGACCTTCTTTACCCGAGATGTGCACGTTGATCTTGATGTCTTGAAATTGTTTACCAAACCCCATCCACCGGGCCATATCTGCATGATACTCAAACTCCTCTATACTCTTATTTACAATATCAGGATTATCACTAGCAAGAACAGTAAACTGACCTGGATGGAAAGACAGTCTAACATTACGATCACGGGCAATGCGCCCGACTTCAGCAAAATGTCTTTCCGCATATTGTTGTACGTCAGGGAGCTTCCAAAAATACCGCCAATTAGATTCAGTGTATACAGGTAAAATATCACTTGAGAGGCGGACCATTCTAAGGTGTTGATTTAAATTTCCAACACGGGTTACAAGTTTTTTAACAGATTCGATGTTACCTTTCATCAAATCCCATAATTTTTCTTCTGCCTTAGACTTAGATTGTCTATTAAGCCATGCTACTGTAGTAGTACCAGTATTGTATTTTTTACAATCATCTGATGATTTAATTCCATCAGTTTGATTGGGGTTATCAATCCATTTGCAAGCAAATCCAATACGTTTGATCATTTAAAATCCTTAGGGTTTATGAATACTTTAGAATAAACCAAGTAAGTTTTTTTCCTTCACTAAAAGAAAAAGTTACATGTGATTCAGTTCCACTCTTGAGGCCATACATATAATAAGACGAAGATGGAGTATAAGCGAAACTGAAATCTTTGTCAACTACTAAACCTGTAAGTTTCAATTCATTAACTATATCTAGCATTTTAGATGCAGACATAGCTTTTAAAATTGATTTATGAGGAAATTTGTCTAGCATACATATTCTTTTGAAGGTAAAAACCATTCAAGTGTTTCTTGTGGACTATATTTTTCTATTAATTTAAGAAAAAAATCTGCATCTTTTTTATTAATAAATTTAATAAACATATTAACCATATTATCTGATGATTTTTCATCTATAATATAATCCCATGCTCTTGTATTGAAAACACCTGCCCGATAAATTTTATTATATTCTCGAAATGCTGATATTTTAGTAGTTTCTGCATAATATATATTAAGCCATAATGTGCCTACTATCATTCTAGCACATGTTTGTGTCATTGCAACACCATTCCAATATGTTATATGAGCATCATGTTTTTTTATATACATATTAAATGGGACAGGACTAATAAAACTCCAAGCCGCTGCATCATGCATTACCGTAATCCTCTTCTGTTAATTTAGTATAATCCCATATTGTTTTAGGATTAGCAATGATGTTTTTTATTAGTTCATCGTCTGGTTGATATCCATATGACCAGTATTTAAATAATCTTTTAATACTATTTTCATTGATTTTTGTCATTCTTAAATATTTGTTTTTTAAATCATTTATGAAATTATCAGAATAATACCATGTGTCACCATCAGTTGCAATTTGACAAACAGTTATGTCAAAATTATCTAATAAATTTAACACATTTTTTTCATCGCTTTCATCAATGTTTGTACGATATGGTTTTTTAATAATTTGAACTTTTATATTTGAAATTAAGTAGGTAGATGCATATACTGTATCAAATTTTGGATGATAACCAATATTCATTCTAAATTTATTCATGGATTCTACAGTTGGAAACCAAATATCTATATCATGCTCTTCTACTGCGTAATCCTGAAACCATCTTAATGCTGCTCCTCCTGCAACAATTGCATTATAATTTTCTAAATTAAGACTTCTTATTAATTCTCGATCGGTCGAATGAATTGTTAATAAATTTATTGACATGATATTTTTATTTTGCTAAATTTAGCAATGTTTTATAATGTTCATATGCTTTTCGTACAGATTCGTTACTGTCTCTAATACGTTTTTCGTTTAAATTCACAAAATATAGTTCTCTTAATTGCCCATAGTCATGTATGATCATCTCAACTGAGTTTAGTCCTGTGAAATTCTTTAGATTTTCGAGATCAACATGTTCGTCTGCCAACTGTTCAAACTCCACTATTGGCATGGTAATCTCCACTGCTTCAACACTGTCAATCTTTGTAATGGCGTAGGTAGACAAATAATCTTCGTAAGGATTGTAGGTGTTAGGAACTAATGATGGATTGTTATGCACGTACATCCTCTTATCATATTTGACGGAACCGTAATAACGATTTAAAAATGATTTAACTGATTTTGATTTTTCAATATGTTTCATGAATACCTCAAAATAAACATTGTATATTTTTTTTCATCAACTACTTCAATACGCCCGCCAATAGCGGATGACAATTGGATTCCGTATTCTTTAACCATATGTTCCTTAAGCGCATGAATATTAAGTAACAAACTAATAGGAGCATTTTCTTCCCATTTATTGATAGCGCGCCAGACCATATTATCATCAATAAGATTTGTCATGACCACCTCAACAAAAACAATGTGTAATCTTTTGGATTTTTACAGGCGAAGAAAATATAATCTCCTCCACCAAGTTCATCTATTTCCCATCCATTTGATGTACTTGATGCACGATGGAAATCAAATCTAAATTTATCTGTACAGTTTTCCTTACACCATTGACTAAGCACATATATTCCGTCTATTGCTACATCCCAGTAATAAACATTGTGGCCACGATTTTCAAAACAGTAAACATATGGATACCCACGATAAAAATCTTTTACTCTACTAGCAGGACGATTGATATCTAGATCGTACATGTGATCGTATTGTTCTCTAGTTTCGCAACCATGTGCTGCTAGAAAACGACGTTCTCGCCATTCAAGATATCGTTTTTGTATTAGTTTTAACATTATAACCACTTCAAGACAAATAGTGAATATCCAGGCCCAGATGGTATTACACTAAATTCATAGCCATGAATGCTAGAAGATTCGTGTAAGTGTTTTACTTTATTTTCTTTCATCCAATTCATGATTTCTAAAAACTCAGAAAAATCTTTAACAAAATAATTATTTCTAGGATAACCCCTAAGTTGATAAATTTTCATGACCACCTCAAACATACCATCGTATATAATTTTTCATCAGATATTTTAACTTCAAAGTGCTGATATATGATATTAACTCTCCAATATGCGCCGCTGATCTCTACTATACCTATACTTAAACAAGGGTGTCCTAGAGACTCAAACCATGATATCAATTCGTTAAAAGTAGTTTTGTTGAACTGTATTAATAATTTTTTCATGACCATTTCAATAATAGAATAGTTAGTTGTTCTTTATTAATCATAGCATCATAACTGTTTTCTAGGTCATCATTACTGGCATAGATCATATCGTCATTTTCGCCGAATGTATCACGTAACCATTGTTTCATCTCTCTGCCATGCTTTCCCCAAAATCCACACTCATATCTACCATGATAGTATCGTGATTTCTTTATTTGAACACCTTTTAATGAAATTACGTTGTCTGTTTTCATGACCACTTCAGCAAAAACAAAGTAGCATCTTGATCGTTAACAAATCCAAACCAATCATAACCAGTACTAACTCCTAATGCATCACCTAGTGACTTAGGTTCGTGCTTAATGATTTCACAACCTTGTTCGGCTAACCATGACCGATAACCTTCGTACCACGCATCAAAATTGTTTGGTAAGTTAGGCATGATATTTTCTTTGAAGTAAAATCTAGTATTGTAATGTAGTGGATTGGTATCTAGGAATATCATGACCATCTCAGTAAAAATAACATTTTATCTTTTTCATGTTTGAAATAGATAGTGGACCAATTCCAAATCCAGTCATTTCCAAAGTTTTTTTCACACCATACTAACATTTCAGGTCCCAATTCGGGATATGAAACACTTGGGAAATTCTTTTTAATATACTCTGTAGCTTCAAAAGCACCAGTATAACGAAGATTATTTACACCAAAATTTAGAATTTTTTTGTGTAGGGACGAGTAAATTTTTTCCACTTCTATTGTTTTTACGATCATGACCACCTCAACGCAAACAATAAGGCATCATGATCATCCTCAAATTGAATGAACTTTTCAGGGAGATAATCTGGACTATGATAGTAATTGCCCTGACAATTTTCCTTCAACCATTCACTTATTAAAAGATCCTTATGAGAATACAGATAAAAACCAGTTAATTCTGATTCGTCAGTATACTTTACAAGATGAAGAACCGGCGTCTTGATTTCTGGAAAGCCAGGCACTGGTTTATAAGTTACTGTCATGACCACCTCAACAAAAACATTATAGCATCACAATCTTCTAATTCAAAATAAATGTCGTCATGACCAATCTGCCAATCTGCCCAGTAGGTTCGATCTACCCAATTTTTACAATTAGCATAGATCCAATCGCATTGTTCATACCATGTAATTGGACATTTTATTGTTACTGTAGTCATGAGTTTTTCAACAACCAAATTATCTTTTCATGCGGATCGTCAAATTCTAAACTAAATCCAAAAACCATTCTATCTGTTAGATACTTTTCTACAACACGATATGGTCCAGGATACAGAGCCTGCATGACTTCATTTACATGTTTCATGTCCTTCATAGTTATTTCTTGGGTGTTGTAAGTACTAATCGAATTGTTATATTGTAGTTCTAACTCTTGTAGATGATCCTGCCAAGTCCATTGTTTTGGATAATATATTCGGATAGAAGGTGCCACAAGGATAGGCTTATGTTTTTTGAGTTTTGGTACTGTAATAGTCATGGCCACCTCAGCACAAATAACATATAGTAATCATATATGGCCAAAGTTGTTTTTTAAGTGATCTCATATCACCATACTTTTTATAATTTCATATTGACGAATTGCTTCTTCTACTCTTTTCCAAGCAATTTCTAATGCTGGATTATTTTTTTGTGTTTCATGAGTTTGTCTGAATGCCTTATTAAATACATCATTATTAACCCAAGCATATGGGTTTGCGTCTGTCCAGTAATAAACAATAGCGATATCGGGAAACGTGGCCCGAATTTGATTTTCGTATGTATACCACTCATTAGTTTTTTTATGATAATAAAAATAATTATAATCATGATCACCGTCAGCCTTTCCACCAACGCCCCAACCTCTATAACCGAGATAGTATCCAGATGTATCAGGTTGTTTATCTTTAGTATTATACCAAATTGAAGTTTTCATTTTATGCCCATTTTAACATGAATAATATATAATCTTTTTTATCATAAAAATAAAAACGATAGTACCACTCACCGTTTTCGTGTTTAAATGCGTCATTTGTAATATAACTTGAGCAATGTTTTATTGTCCATTCTAGTATTTTTTGTGTTTCTACGAAAGGATGTTTATCATATCTAAAACAAAAAGTATAACTCATGTCCATCTCAATATGGCAAATAATTTATCTTTTTCATTGCCAATATACCAGGTATCAAACTTACTATAACTATTAGTTCCCATATATTCACAAACAATATTTTGATTCTGACACCATTCCCAGAACATGTCTCTATACGCAACATTGATTTTGAACATCATGACCACCTCAAAATAAACAAAGTCAGATCCTTTGGGTTCTTGAAGGCAAAAGTAGTACTGCCAAATATGTTATGCACCACCCACAAATTGTCACCCATTCCTTTCCATGTTAGAGGAGTACCGTAAGTCCAACCACCGGGTCCTATGTTGTTATAGCACCATTCTTCCATATCTTTCTGTTCGTGGTAGCGATCTTTGTCGAATGTAATCTCCATTTTGTGCCAGCCTTCTGTTATTGTGTCAAATATTACGGCTCTGTCAATCTCTTCACAAATTATATTTGTAGCATCAATAGTGATTTTATCAATCGGGTTCATAACCACCTCAAAATAAACAACGTTGCGTGTTTTTCAGATTCAAACCAAACGGTATCTATTCTTGACCAAAAATAGTGTGTTTTCCCGAATTGTTCCTTACACCATTCGTTTATGTCAAGCCAATTATATTCTATATTGACGACAGATACATTTACACGATAATAGCCTGCGTCGGCAAATCTAGAGTCCCAGTTATGGGCGAGACTACGAGGTCGAGTATTATCCCAATCTCCCCATGCTTGAACAAAATCACCTATACAGTCTTTTTTCATGACCACCTCAACATGTAAAGCATAGCCACACGATCATCTGTAAATTTTAGATAGTTGATAAACTGATGATACTCAGCTTCATATACTTTTACGACAGACCATTGTTGGCCACCATACTTATTATTAAGATAATAAAGTATCGGACCAACATGATGCTCTAACCAACATTCTTGTTGATAAGTTAGTGCTTGCTTTAACTTTATTTCAGTAGTCATGCGTGAAATTTTTACAGTGTACTACCATTTTAACACTGCAACTATTTCTTGTCAACCATATAGTTGACTGAAAAAATCAATAATACAGCATTAGTACAATAAAAATATAATTAATGATATAATTACTATACTAATAAAAATAAGTCTTATAAAGTTAATTCCAAGTTCATCAATAAATGACTTTTTATCAATATTAAAAAATAGCAGTAAAAAATTTACTGCTATAATATCTAATACCCTAATCATTGATTGATAAAATATTATGTATTTTTAGGGTCAGCTTTAGTGATAGACCATGAACCATCGCCATTATCGGAGAAATTAAGAGTATCACCTTCATTCCAACCTACCTGATCTAGTAATTCAGGGGGGAATTCTAACAATATGTCTCCAGTTTCTGGATCTTCTTTAGTTTCTAAAATCCATTTAGTTTCCATGATGTTCCTCTTTTTTTAACTCGACTATTCCATATTGCTTATACATCCAACTAATGAAGTTTTCAATATGTAAATCTGGTCTTACTTTTTTTGAATAAACTTCATAAGCTAATGATACTTTATTTAACATATCTTTATCTAAGTAAAACATTTATGACCTTTTTTCAATAACTTTATCTGCTAATCCGTAATTAATTGAAGCTTGTGCGTCCATGATATTATCACGGTCCATATCTTTAGTCAACTGACTAAAAGATTTTCCCGTATTTTTTACATAGATATTAGTTAAATCTTTTTTCATTCGTAGAATTTCGTTAACCTGAATTTCCATGTCGGATGCTTGACCACTTGCTCCACCTAAAGGCTGATGAATTAAATGTCGTGAATGTGGCAACATAAATCTTTTTCCTTTTTTACCGGATGAAGCAAGTAGTGATCCCATACTAGCAGCTTGTCCAATAACATATGTTGCAATATCTGGTTTTACAAAATCCATTACATCTAAAATTCCCAATCCTGAAACTACCGATCCTCCTGGACTATTAATATACAAATTAATATCTTTATTAGAATCCATACTTTCAAGATGAAGAATTTGTGCAATAACTAAGTTTGCACTATGATCATTAACTGGGCCATTCAGAAAAACGATTCTTTCATTCAATAAACGGCTGTAAATGTCAAATGCTCTTTCTCCCTGACTTGTCTTTTCAACTACCATTGGTACTAACATATTTTTCCTTTAAATTATAACTGCGGTTTTAGTTTGTCGATCACTATAAATTTTGTGACCACGTTCTCTAATTAAATCAGCAGTAAGTTGTGGGTGTTCTTGCCATTGATTTTTCCAAAAATTTTCATCAAGACTTTCATCACAATCTACTGCATAAATTTCATAGAATCTTTGATGATTAAATCTTGCCCTTATAATTAAGTTACGAATAATACTATTCAAAGGATTAGGTATAGATTCTTCTCCTTTAAGTAGTTTAATAAGGTTTTCTTTATCTTGATTTTCATATATAGAAATAGGAATGATTGCTTCGATTCCGTTGTAATCCCAACTAAAAATAAATGCATTTTTTGTCATGTTTAATTTGAATTCTTGATTTTGGTGAGTAAACTATTTTTTTCTTCTTTATATATTTTCCAATTGTCAATAACAGTGTCATATATAGTTATTTTTAAAAATACGCCGACCATAATCATAATCCCGGTTGTCACGGTGCTTATTGATTGAATCATTAACCCAGTTATTGTGACACTAACAGACAAAATACATAAAAAATAAAAAGGATCTACTTTTTTAGCAAACCAAACAAGAAAATGCAGAAGTTCTTTCATATGATCTTTCAAAAATTTATTAATGAGTTTCGTTAAGTGTAATCCATTCAGACCATTTTGGTACATTTAAAAAACTAGATGTTGTTTCATCAAATGCACTGTAGTCTGTGTGTATGTACTTTTTTCTATATTGAAGTTGTTTTACATTGTCAACTGTTACCCATCTTAACTCAATATCATTGATTGGAAAATTATTTTCTTGAGATAAATTAGACATAACGAATTATTATATTAAGACCATTTTAAAATAAACATAGTCATATTTTTTTCTTCTTTAAAGAAAAATACACTTTTATGCTCGTACCACACGGATGCTGATGAACCGAAATTTTTATTACACCATTTTTTAGCTTTCTCAATGTCTAGCTGTTTATCTTCGGTATTTTCAATTTTAACCCAATGATATTCACCGAGCCAACTTTTGGATTTGCCGGTTTTCATAAAGTTGGACTTTTCTTCAAGCTTGATATTATCGAACTTTGACAAATCAATATTAATGTTCATATAAGCCTTGTGGTTTATAGTTTATAGAGCTTGTATTATTGCATACAAGCTCGATCTAGTCAAGTACTAAATTATTGTTACTTAAATGTTTTTAGAATCAAAACATCTTCATTAAATTTTCCAGTAAGCTTGGTATCAATAGTTCTTACATTTTTATCAAACCATGTTTCTATCTTTTTTTGAGTATTCTGATCTTTTAACTCTTTAAGTTGAGCGACGGGAGTTCTTAATGTTTTTTGACAACTAGTATCTGTAAATCCTTTAATAGATGAACCTTTTACCTCAAATCCATTGATGCTTGTACTTCTGTAAATTCCAACTTTTCTTGTTTTAACATTATATACTAATGCCATCTGTGCACCAATTAGGTTGGTTGGATTTAAAGAAACTAGATTTAATTTATCATCCCTTATACAATACTTAAAACTTTTAACTAATTCTTCTGAAGATTTGGCTTTTTTAGTTCTTGGTTTTTTATTTACTTTACCTTCTTCAATTAACTGATCACATGCTTTATAAACGTTTTCATAAAACTCAATCAATTTTTTGATATTTTTTCTTGGGTGATGCCTATATGCTTCTCTAAGTTGTTCTTCAGCTTTCCCACTAGATAATTCTAGAAGTTCATCAAACTGTTTTTGATAAAAAGTTTTTATATATCTAGCATGTGCTGCTTTTACATTTTTTCCTCGTAAAACATTTAGAACTTTGATGGAAGACGGATTGAATTCATTTGGATTCTCAATAAAAGTATCAATGTTATAATCTATATCTTCACACATTTGCCCAGCAGATTCTTTAATTTTTTCTTGAATATTAAATCCTGAATCTGCGACTGGTTGTTTTACCTGAGTTTCTGTGGGTTTTTCTACGGTATACTTTTCACCTACAATTATTTTGTCTATTTCTTTAGTAAGCCACTCTGCTGAATTTTTTCCATTGTTAAAATTTTCTCTAACAACCGGCATTCCTCTTAGTAAATTAGCTGCTATTGCTCCAATTGTAGAAGAACATTTCCAATCTGGTGAATTTTTGAATTTTTTAATTTGTTCATTAGTGTAGTCATTATTTGACATCCACTGAATCACTTTTAGTTTTAAGTCTTTACTGGCAACTTCTAATTGGTAATATCGTAAAGATTCTCTAAAATATGAAACAAATTTTTCATGTGTCCATGATTCGTGACCCTCCCAATTCGGACTAGGGTCTTTTTTTGCTTGTGCTCTAATTTTGTTAAGCTGGGTATTTCTTGATTTTATGGTAGTAGTAGTCATTAGAGTATTTTACAAACTATGCAAGGTTATGTCAACATGGTCCTATATTAAGACATTATCTATTTTCACTATCAATTGAAGATATTAAATCACCATATTTTAATAAAAATAGTGTTTTTTTATGTTCATTATAGAAATCTAACCAAGTATACGTATAGTCATATATATTGGTTCTCTGAGTAAAACCTAGTTTTTCTCTTGAATTTGCCCGTATCAGATAATAACTTGGTGGATATTCTTTTTTAATTTTTTCAAGAATTTTTATCCAATCTTTCTCTTTTACTTTTATCGATTTCATTCTTTGACTGGAATCCATTTGATAGCCTTCAGATCTTTTTCTATTTCTTCTGTTATAGTACCTTCACTTACATAGTGATTATATATACTTCCATTCATGTCTTGTTCATTATGCATACCACTACAATACCAATCCATGTAATCGCCTTCTTCATGGATGTCTGCTATTATGCTACCAGCATGTCTCCATGAGCAGTGCCACATTTTGTTTTTTAGAATGTCTAAAACATCTAATTTTAGAAAATCATTATTGCATAGCGCTGCATATAAATTTTGTGAATATATAAAACTAGATTTAACTTTGTTACATATCCATGGGGTATTTTTCAGATCAGCCTCAAGGGAATTTTTTTCTAAAGGATAATCTATATTAGAAGTTAATATAATCATATAAAATGTTGTGCAGGTAAATTATAATTTCAAATAATAGATTTTTTCTCTTTAATGTTTTTTAAATCAGATATTGATTTTTTTAAAATTTCACTAAAATTTAGAGCAACTTGTTCATTTAAAATTACAGAGGATTCGCACTCAATATATCCTTTGGTCCATAGTTTCCAAGTAGTATATAGCACATGTGCAATTCTGTTAATAAAATCAAACCGTGTTGGCTGTTGATTCCACCAGCAAGATTTTACATTTGTATATTGTGTTACAATGACTTGGTTACAAGATTCATCAACTTCAACAATCAATTTTATACGATGATTTTCATCACCGCAGTCACAAAAAACTGTATAAAACTTAGCGGTGTCAAAATTCTTATCTAAACAAATGCCTTCGGCTGGTTCTTGATATTGCATATTTAATTTAATTTATGTTTAGGAATAGCGTCGTAATCGTCATCATCGTCTAGAATATCTTCTAATGATTCATAATCTTCATCTTGAGTCCCAATAACAAACTTTCCATATGCATCTGGGAAATCTTCATATACTTGCCTGATAATTTCATCAAGATCCTCCTGTGTTCCGGTAAATGCGTTAAGAAAATTTTCTGTAAAAATAATATCTAATTCTTGGTTCATGTTGTTTAAGTCCATAGTGAATTTCTAATTTTGATAAGACGAATCATCATTTCTTCATCTTCTTTTTCATAAGCTTCTTCGATTTCCTGGCTCTTCTTTAGAGCTTCACTGCCAAATTCTTTTAATGATGTTGGTGTTTTATCATCACAAAACCAATCGAGGTCTTCATTTCCATATAGATCACGTTTTAGATCACAATACTTTGTCCACCCACTGGCGTCGTGTACATCTGGGCGATTTGGATAAACTTCGGTCCACCACTTGTATAGTGCTAAAATTTCGCGGGCTTTTTCTGCCTGATAAGTAGGTTTACCTATCATGTCAGTCTTTTCGCCTACATCATCTTCCGTCCAAACAAGTTCGCTTTGCCATTTAAGACCGTCAAGTCCTGCTTCAGGACTACGCCAAGTTCTCCAACGAAACCAACCACTGGACCAAAATGGTGCATGATACTTAGCTCGGGCTTCTTTGTCCCAAGCAATATTCCACCATGCCTGTTCAATTTCGACAAAATCTACCAATTCATTGAACAAGCAGGGCAAAAAACGATTACCAACGTCGCACCACTGCCCTGGTTTAATGTCTCTAGGATGAGCCGTAAGGCAATGAGATTTGGTAATATAACGATTGTTTATGTAATATTTTAGATCGTATAATTTATCTATTGGCCACCAGATAAAATTCTGAATTTTATCTAGTCCTTCTTCTGCAAGCCAATAGCGGAAAGGATACTTTGTTTCTGCATCCTTTCGCCAATCTCGCCAACCTTCAGCAGTCTTGGCTCCGTTTTTCGGTGTCCCGCGAAGCCAATCTGCGAAAGTGCTGCAACTCCAATAATGTTTTCTCATTATTCGTTTTTACTTCCAAATAAATTTAACAGGTTTAAGAAAATGTTTATATAGTTCATATATAAACTCAATGCCCCTCTTACTTCAGCAGAAGCAGTGGTACTATAACTAAGTTCTTCTCTAATTCGTTGGGTATCCCATGCGGTTAATCCCATGAATATTACAATTGCTAATGTACTGATGACCATTTCTGCAACTGTACTTCCGATGAACAGGTTGATTATAGCAGCAATGATAATTGAGATCAAGCCAACAAATAACCACTTACCTAAGTTATCTAAATTTTTCTTTGTAAAATATCCATAAAAACTCATTACACAAAATAGAACAGCTGCACTCATGAATGCTGATATGATAGAACCTAAATTATACACTATAAAAATACTTGAAAAACATAATCCCATCAATGCTGCAAAGCCATGAAGCATAAGATGGGAAATTAATTTAGGTGGATCTGCATTAAGTGCGATAGAGATTACAAATACTGCCACTAGTGGTGAGAAAATAACTATCCATTTCATAAATCCAGTGAATAGAAATGCCATTAATGCAGTGCTACTGGCAACTAACATACTAACGACCATTGATGTTACAAGGGCCATAGCCATAATTCCATAAACTCTACCCATAGCAGAATTTATATCACTTGCAGTACGATACCCTGTTTGTGGTAAACCCATACTTGAACCGAACATTATTTTACTCCTTTATTAAATAATTTTTTAAATCTGGTGGAGTCCAACCTAAAGGCTTTAGGACTTTTCCATCTTCTCTTTTTCTAACTTTTCCAGTCTGTGTGTCAATTTTTGCAAAGTTGGATCGCATCACCTCCTTCCATCCTTCTTCGCCGTTAAATCCCGCTGAGTGGATTGCACCTGCTGTTACAACCATAATATCTAAAAGAGCATCAAACACTTCTAGGTTATTATTGTTATCTATCGCAACTTTTAATTCTCCAACTTCTTCTTCAATTAATTTAAGATATAAGTTGAATTGTGATTGATTGAATTTGTCTACTGATTGATCACAAGATTTCATAAATTTTTCTTGATCTTTAAAAACATTTGGCATTTTATTTCCTTATATATTTTGGTACTTTAGGTAGTATTCTGTAAGCTTTTTACTGTCAATAAATGCAACAATTGCAAAATCATATGTAGCATTTTGCGCATTGATAAATTTATGCACTTCTGGTTTTTCATATGATGATGTTACAATAAAATGTCCAGGTTTAGTTTTTTTCCAAATATTTATATGTTCAGACACTGCTTCATCTGTACAATAGAAATCATATAAACTAAACCTGTGAACGACTATTTTGTGGATTTCTTTAATAGATTTGTCTTTATCAATTATTGTTTTGTAAAACATATTTTTAATTATCCTGTTAATTTATGTCCCCATTTTAAATTAAAAATAGTTAAAAACTTTGATAATTCGTTTTCATTTTCAAATCGAAAGGTATTTGAGTTTATTAATTTAAAATTAAAATTGTTATTAACTGTGTTTTCAATCCAATTCCAAATATTACTATCTGTACAAAAAACACTTATTTCTAATTCATTACTTTTTCTAATAAAGAGTCTATTTCCAAAAATATTCATATTTTATTTTTTACAAATGTTTTCTTCTTTGATTTGAATTTTGGTTTAAATTCAGGTTTTTTATTAAAATTAATGTTTTGATGAACTAGATTGCTTGCACTATTTTCTAATGCTGCCATAATTTCTTCTGGACTGGGACCATCATCATTAACGTCATAATTTTGACTATATGTATATCCAGCTTGACTTATTTTTTTGTTATTTGCATCTGCATTAACAAAATTTTCTCTTAAACATCCAACAGGTCCAAATTCATCTTGACTAATTGTTTCCCATGTTCTTAGTTCAAGAAGTGGTTCAATTTCAGTAGGGATTGAAATTATATAAAATTTTTGATTTTTATCGTATCCTTCTTCTTCAAGGTTGAGGATTTTAATTATTTTCCCTTTTGTTAATCTATTTTTTCCTGATGATATGCCATAAATCCAAACAGTATCATTTAATTTATATTCTTTTACTATATTCATAATCAATCCGATCCAACTTTACTTTGTAAGTTATCTTTCATAAATTTTAATGCTTGGCGGATAGTAGTAAAAATATATTCAGAATCTTCCTCATCGGATCTTACAGTTACAACATATCCATTTTTTACTTTTCTTAATTCAATAGAATCAATCATATTTTACCTTTGTACGCTTAAGTTGTAATTGAAATGGAATATTCCAATATGTGCAATTTCTCTGCTTAACTCTTGATCGCACCAGATTTCATATCCTTCTTGCTTACACTTTTGGAAAAAGTAAATGTCTTCACCTACTTCTAAATTAAGATGGGGAATGTATTCTTGAAGATAGTGAGGTTGTGCTACTTTTTCATATACTTCTCTTTTTATTAAGCATAATCCATGTGGTAGTACATCACACATTTCCATTGCTGGACTGTTATCAGTTGTTTGAAACTCTCTAAAAGATCCGGCTGATCCGGTCATACCAGTAAAACTTGGATTTGGGAATCTACGTCTACGATAATTTGCACCAACTATTGGTTTATTTCTAGCAAGCAACCTCATTGGTGTGTCAATTGGAAATTTCATATCACTATCGACCCACCATATATAATCAAAATTGCTTTTCATAAAAATATCTACTAAATTTCTACGAGCAATTGTGATAACACTTCCTATATTAAATGCACAATTTATTTTTATTCCATTTGCCACCAAATTGGCTGATGCCATTGCTAAGTGTTGTGCAAATTCTGCATTTACCATTTCCATTGATGGTACTGCTATCATTATGCTTGGTGGTTGTGTTCTATTTACTGGTGCAGCGGGTTGTGCTGTAGCAACTGGTGGAGGTGGGGCAAGAACTTTTTTAGTTGGAATATTTAATTTACCTTTTTTCATTATTATCCTTATATATTATTTTTCTATTTTTATATTTATTTTTTAATAAATCACGCAACGAGTATTCTATACTTTAGAGAATTAAGTATCTAGCTTTTCAATATCAACCCCGCATTTTTTCAAAAACTCTATGCCATCAGTTGATCGATATTCATTTAAATAAAATAATTTTCTTATACCTGCACCATATATACTTTTGGCGCATTCCATGCATGGGGCATGAGTGCAAAATAAATATGCACCGTCGCCCCCTGCATTTCCTTTTTTTGCTAATTTATCAATTGCGTTCCGTTCAGCATGTAAAACTTCAGGTTTAGTTTTAAGCCTTGTATATTGCTTAGTGTCTACATTGTAGGACCATGCCGCCTTTTCTGAAACGGTTTCTCTTACATCATATGTGACTAATTTATCTTCACAATTATTATCCCATCCAGCTGGAGTTCCATTCCATGAAAATGAAAGGATGTTATCATCTTTAACAATGACACAGCCCACCTGAAGTCTTATCGCTCTACTCATTTTTGCACATTGAATTGCAACGTCTGAGTAAAATTTTTTCATTCTATCGTTCATTATTCTAGTTCGTTCCATACCACACGACCAAACTGGTCAATTTTTGCTATACTTTCCAGTCTTTGAACTAGGACATATTCTCTATATTCAGAAACTATTTTACCGCCTCTTTTAATTAGCTCATCAATTTTTTGATTTGCGACATTTGACATAGGTTCAAATTTCTTAAATTTTTTATCCATGATGGTTCCTATTGTTATACTTTAATTATAAGTCATGTGAGTTTTTTTGTCAATGATAATTTTTTATTGTTTTCAATTTCATTGGCTGCTTCTTCTAACAAGTCAGCAATACGATCGGGTTCACCCTCTTCTACACTTTTTCTACCTGGGATTTGTCTACGAATCTCTGCACGTTTACGTAAACGATAAATCAGTGGTTGGCTTTCGGTTGGAAGTCGTTGTAAACAGTTTACACCATCACATTCAGTTGAGCTTAAACATTTGATACATTTGACTCCCGGACATTCTTCTTTGGTATTATACACGGTTTCTACCGTATTACAAACCTTACAATAGGTTAGATCGGGCATACCAAATGCGGATTCGTCATTGCGCCATTGATGTTTCATACCAACTCCGATTCATTAATTCGTTCAAAAGCAACCACTGCTGGAAGTAATAGAACTGCCGCTGGGGTTTCACTGAGAATAGCCAAAACACGTAGTTTATCACTGGGTATATCTAGGTATTTACTGGCGTCATCATATGCGATTAGTGCTGCTGTCGCATCCATAGTCGCAAGCTTAGCCGCACCCCAAGCTGTATTCCAAGCCGCAACCTTAGACGCATCCAAAGCCGCAATTCTAGACGCATCCAAAGCCGCACTATGTGCCGCATCCAAAGCCGCACCATGAGCCGCACTCCAAGCCGTATCCCTAGCTGCATCCCAAATTTCAGGATGTGACTTTACAGACTCAAGTACCCGATCAATATGATAGGCATTTGGTAAGTGGCTCCAGACACTCATATAGCATTCTCCAATTTATTAATTCGTTCAAACGCAATCACTGCTGGCAGCAATAGAATTGCTGCCGGGTTTTCACTGATAATGGCCAAAACACGTAGTTTATCACTGGGTATATCTAGGTATTTACTGGCATCATCAAATGCAATTAGTGCTGCTGTCGCATCCATAGTCGCAAGCGTAGCCGCAACCCAAGCTACATTCCAAGCCGTAACCCAAGACGCATTCAAAGCCGTAACCCTAGACGCATTCAAAGCCGCAAACCTAGACGCATCCAAAGCCGCACCATGAGCCGCAAGTCTAGTATTCAAAGCCGCATCCCAAATTTCAGGATGCGATTTCGCTGACTCAAGTACCCTATCAATATGACAGGCATTTGGTAAATGACTCCATGCGTTCATACACACTCTAATTCACGAATTCGTTCAAAAGCAACCACTGCTGGAATCAATAGAACTGCTGCTGGGTCTTCACTAAGTATAGCCCAAACACGTAGTTGTTCGACAGGCATGTCTAGATATTTACTGGAATCATCATATACGATTAGGGCTGCTATCGGACCCCAAGCCGCACCCCGAGCCGCATTCCGTGCCGCAAGCCAAATCGCATCCCACGCCGCACTCGGAGCCGTATTCCGTGCCGCAAGCCAAATCGCATCCCACACCGCACTCGGAGCCGTATTCCTAGCCACAAGCCAAGCCGCATCCCAAATTTCAGGATGTGATTTCACTGACTTAATTACCCGATCAATATGATGGGCATTAGGCAAATTACTCCAGGCACTCATACACACTCCAATTCATTAATTCGTTCAAAAGCAATTACTGCTGGAATCAATAGAATTGCTGCTGGTATTTCACTGAGAATAGCCCAGATACGTAGATGATCACTAGGCATGTCTAGATATTTACTGGCGTCGTCATATGCGATTAGGGCGATTATCGCATTCCACGCCGCATCCCGAGCCGCAAGCCAATCCGCACCCCGAGCCGTAAGCCTAGCACCCAAAGCCGCATCCCAAGCCTCATTATGATCTGTATCCCTAGCCGCATTTGTGGCCGCATTTGTAGCCGCATCCCAAGCCTTATCCCAAGTCGCACCCCAAATTTCAGGATGCGATTTCGCTGACTCAAGTACCCGATCAATATGATGGGCATTTGGTAAATGACTCCATGCATTCATACACACTCCAATTCACGAATTCGTTCAAAAGCAACCACTGCTGGTAGTAATAAAACCGATGCCGGGTCTTCACTAAGAATAGCCCAAACACGTAGTTGATCGCTGGGTATGTATAGATATTTGCTAGCGTCATCATATGCGATTAGGGCTGTTATCGCACCCCAAGCCGCATTCCAAGCCGCATACCTAGCCGCACCCAAAGCCGCACCCAAAGCCGCATACCTAGCCGCATACCTATCCGAAAGCCGAGCCGCACCCAAAGCCGCATACCTAGACGAAAGCCTAGCCTCATCCCAAATCGCATCCCAAATTTCAGTATGCGACTTTACAGACTCAAGTACCCTATCAATATGACAGGCATTAGGCAAACGACTCCATGCGTTCATACAGTATTCTCCATATAGGTTCTAACCCACTCCAACCGTTGTTGTTCGGTCATATCAGTATATTCTACAATGTTTTCACGAATGTAGTCAATTAACCCATGATATTCTTCATCAATGCTACGCTTGATGTCCCTATTTAAGTCCACTAGCTTGTCAGTATTTGGGTTTCTCGCTACCCACTTGTTTACCAAGTAATACGGGCTCTTGATCTTGGTAGACCGACCATCATCGGTGTATACAACATAACCTTCGTGACGACACTCCTTAGTCAACTCTTGAATTCTACCCATATTGGTAACAGTACATTCAGGCGTATAACAACCCAACTCTTTCGCTAGATCACGCAGAGTAAAACTATCATACTGTACCCGAGAACCCCACACATTTTCCCGAAAACCCAACAAATACATGCCAGGACGTTCAGGAACAATGTGCGGATCATCTACATGGCAACATTCAAACATAAAGGTCACACCCTGCATATCGCTGCGGCTGAAAACCAAACACCAATCTTCGTAATTATATTGTTCACGGATCATTTTACGAACCATGTTAACATAATCACTATCCAATGAACCAGTAGTGCTGATCAACAAATCACCACGATACCAGGTAACGGACGCCATAAATCCGTTAATTTTACGGAAAGCAGTTACCTTGGTATCAACATCAATCGCAGGCGCACGGCTTTCGATACCGAAGTTATAAATTTTTTTAAACGGATAAGCAACCAGATTGAAATCCTGATCAACGACCGCACCACGACATTCTTCCAGATATTGATCCCAGGAATTCTTGTAAAAGACCTTCTTGTTGTACTTCAGCACATACAAACTAGGATATATAGCAGATTCCCGCATCTTTACAGACTGGGAATTCTGCCGTACATATTCACGCAATTCATCACGAAACATTTTAGACTTTCAATTGATTGGGGATAATTTTACTATGCATCCAATGCTTGTCGGTTTGCACATGTCCTGCACGAACCCATTTAGCAACGTGTGTGTCAAATTGATTATAACTGAAATCTTCAGCAATCCGAACAACAAAACCTTCTTTATTTTCTACATCAAAGTTGTTTGCGATATGTTCTACAGTTTTGACGTCGAAAACACCACGATAAATCACTGGTACAGGAGTGACACCCAACAGTTCAAAGAACTCAAGAGTATCGTCCCAAGACAAGCAACGATCACCATCCCACACGCTGAAACCGTAGAAATACGTTTCCAAACTGTCGTAACTTACGGAGTGCCTCGCATATACATTTTCACCGCAAATTCGAAAATTACTTGGTATATCCAATCGAATGCTATTCCAAAAATTTTTAACCCAATCACGACTAGGATGATGACGGGAATCAACACTCCTAGCATGAATATGATCTGTATACATGGTGGTATTTTCTCCATCCATTTTCTCCGTAATGACGACCTCACGACCTTCAAGGCTATTTAGTGAAGATATACGAGTATCATCCCGCTGCATACCGGGACTGAATGGTAGATGAGATGTGCTAGGGTACTTGATATAAGTAGTCATGATGATCCTCACTATTTTTTGTATTATAGTGTAGATATTATTCCAAGTCAAGTACTAAACTTGTGTTATTGTTTAGACTCCCAAGCCCAATTGACGACAATCCAATCCTCTAAACAATCTTCAAATGTATAGTTTTCGTCTACATAAGATTGTTCATATTTTTCACACATACGATTATACCAATAGGGCCAATATTTTCGTTTAATATCATCTTCACTGACCGTAACTATATACCCACCAGTTTCATCAGCAAATAAACTATTGGGATCATATTCGTTGTATGAAAAATATCTCATAACAATATTTATTCTAATACTTCATTGGGGAATTCATCTGTAGATGAAAATACATATTCTGGATGTTCGGGTTTGGTATACGGGAAAGTGATATATACTCGACTATTTCTATTAGTGAAATATGTTTTGAAAACTTCACCAGTTTCAGTATCTTTGTACCATTCCCAAAAAACACGTCCATCTATGTCATATGCGCCAGTTTCATCTTTGAATACACTGCTACACCGTTTATTTTGCCACAAGGGACTGCCATTGTATTCTGCTACATTATTCCACTCCCAATCTTCTCCTGTTAGAGGAGCGATTGGCTTAAACTTGGCTAATGTAGAAAATAAATTAATAGCATATGGTGCACTACTGCCCGAATGACCTTCTTCAGAAAATACTTCCAATAGTTTCAAGACATGCTCACATATCGCTTGTTGCATTTCGTCTTTAAAAACGCCATTTTCGTTGCACCAACCTGCTGCTATAAATTCATTCTGTGCATGAAATTTAAGATTGCTCATTTATTATTTCCGTTTAATCATGATCAAATTCGTCAGCATCAAAACCATTTCTGGTTGCAATTACTTTTGTATGATCTCCAAACATTTCTCGCATAATATCTTTCATCTCAACTGAAGTAATCATATCACTGATAAGTTCGCAACTTTCTTTATCAATTCCAGTTGAATTGGGGATTCTTTTGATAAAATACTCTACCCAAACATCCTCAAGGTCACCATCATATTCTCCCCAAGAACTTACGTTTTCAAGTTCATCAGCTGGGGCATTAGTAAAATAAACTTCGTGTACATTAAACACACATTCATCACCATCATTAAAGTATGGAGTATATTGTGTCCAAGTAAATGCAGTAATATCTGGATTCTTGTTAAAGAATTCTTTGGTTACTTCTTTGAAGATAGATTGCGCATCTTCTTGAAATTTCTTTTTCAATTTTTGTTGTTCAGCGATAAGTTGATCGAAACGTTCTTGTAATGTATTCATTTTTAGTCCTCTAGGTTAATATGTTTACGATTGATTGATTTACGAGTTTTCTCGGTCCCTGACATCCAATTTTGTAATGTCATGTTATTCAGGTATTGTTCCACCGTTGGAATAAAACCCAAATCTTGCAACAGATGATCTTCAGCAATATCACGTGGACTGTATTCACGGCCATCTGAATTAATTCTTGTTCTGCCAAAGATGCGTTCTACAATATAGCACCCGAAAGCACTATGAAGTATAGCACGATGTCTCACATCTGCAATAGTTTGTTTAGAACTATCAATAAAATCATCTATATCAGCATAATCATCCGGTTTCCCGCCATACTTTTTTGCATGAATTTTACTGTGTAGAAATGGTTTCATAAAAATTTCTCATGTTTAAGATATTGTATCATGGATGATATAGGCTGTCAATATATTTTAAAAAATGAAATAAATATAATATAAAGTAAAGGATTTTTATAAATGACTGTGATTGGAACCTATGTTATAGGACCTGGTACTTATACTAACTATAGAATAAGAGTGCCGTATGGAGATATTATACTCACTGGAAATATAACATTTAATGGTGGTGATACAGTAATTAGTAGTCAAAACGGCAATATAAGTACTATAAATGCTAATATAACTCTTGTTGCTGGAACAAATGGTTTAAATGGAACGGGTATACCAGATCCAGTGACTAATACATATAGTAAACGAACATTAACTTTATCAGTTGGTAATGGAACAATAGATGTTGGTAACATAAATGCAACTGGTTCACATGTATTTTTATACAGCAATAGAGCACTTGGGAACTTGTACGGAATATATACTTCTTCAAGAAGTTCTACATTCAGTCCAGCAGTATCAGCAGACTATTTATTATCATATGGTTTTGGTAGATTATTGACATCAACCGTGGAATCTAATACGATAGTGTATAATCCAACTGGAACATCCCCATATATTGCAATTAATACACCATCCGGTATGACATTTAGAGGAACGAGTAGTGTAACAGGTAATGTAATATATCGTACAACGGCTTCTGGTATTACATATGAACAGGTGCATTTAACAAATTCTAGTTTTGAAAGAATAATTATTGCTAACTCTACCGTAAATGGATATAATAGTTCTGTTAATTTTAACACACTAAATCAATATCCGACTGTTTCTATATCAGCCGTAAATTCAGTGTTTGGTCTTGGTACTAATTTATCAGCATATCGTGGGGTCACATGGTATGAAGGAACAGCATTGTCAGGAACTTTTCCCTCTACTAATCTAAGACTTAGAAATTTTTTAGGTAAGAGAGGTGTTTACGGAAGTCCATAATCTTATTAAAGCTGAGTAGTAAGAATATTACTTTCACAGAATGTAATTTTATTGTTATTACCATATGCTTCAAAAATATAATCTTTAGTTGTTTTAGATACATAGATAAAACATGCGATGTCTATATATGTTTTATCCAATTCAATGCTAATATGATTATATATAGAATCCGTTATGATCATATTTTCAGATGGATTTTCTATAATGGGTGTTATCCATATAGTATTTAATGGTCCGATATACTGGAAATTTGAATCTATGTGATGTATATCATCTATTGTAGCATTTGAAATATATAAATTGCTTAATATACTGTTGTTTTGAGACCATAAAACTGATTTTATAGTTGGGTTTGTCTCAAGTACTAAATTAAGAATTTTTTCAAATTCATTTTTAAAATCTAAAATAAATTCTTCCATAAAATTATTTATCATAGATTATTAAAAACTAAGTAGATGTATTATTGTTTGTTTTAATGTTACTTGTTGGTTGATATTTTGGCAAAAATAACACTGGTATCTTTTTAAGATTGTGTGTGGTTGAATGATTTGGTTTATATGGTTTGTTTGATAAAAGATATGGAATTTTCTTTGTCATAATATCGTTCAAATACTTGGTTTCCACAGTTTGGCAAATTTTAGCACATTCGGTATATCAGCGTCAACGCAAATTACAGCGCAGCTCTTTTCACCGTTTAGTGTATTATTTTCATGACCAAGATATACATTTGGTAACTCTTTGATCTTTTCAAATTCTTTGCGATTCACTCTAACTACGCATTTCTTGAAACTAGATTTTAACCATGCATCGTATACTTGTGATCCATTGAATACTAAATGTGCTCCCAGTACTGCATGAGCAACCAATGTAGGTGTCATATAGTCTGGAAATTCATCTAGAACCGCAATATAAAGTTTACTCACAAATTCTCCTAGAAAGAACATATTTCAGATTATCTTTTGGAAATGATAGTTTGTCAGTCAACCATTTTGGTAACCATGAATGAGATTCAACGGATACAAAATATTCTGTTTGTAGTTTATAAGCCTGGTCAGGTGTTATAAAACCTTCTTTCACCATTCCAGCCACTATATTAAGAAATGCAGAGTTCATGTGCTTTTGCAATTCAGTTTCAGTTAATTCCATAATATCAATTTTGGCCATTTTATTCCTTTATCATGAAAATATTGTTATATCCACGTGGCTTGGTTCCGTGATTCTTGTAGCGGTCATTCTCTGAGCCATAACGCTTGAACGCTTCAACGGGATCTTCACCGTACTGTAGTTGGATTCCATGTGCTATCGTCCCACCCTTCCACGATCCCTTCTCGTATCCAGTTTCCTTGTCGTACTCGACCTCAAGAGCGTAGTATTCGACAGACTTGGTGAAGTATTTTAGCCACTTGCACCAACTTGTGCCACGATGGTACTTTCGCATAGTGAGATAGCATGTTGCAATAATCTCTTCACCATCATAGTCGTTAAACTTGATCTTGAACTTTGGAACTGATTCTTGGACAGCATAAAGCTTGTCAAAGTCAAGAGCGCCACGCTTGTTTCTTGGTTTCACAAAATCATAGAACGCCCAATCAGGCGCGAAGAACAACTGACCAACAAACGTGTTATTCCTCCAAGGGATATCAAACACCTTAGTGTGATCGGAGTTCTTCTTATCACGAGAATGCCAGCATCCAGGTTGGATACCATAGTGGATATGGAGGTTTTGTTCTGTCATTGTGAAGCCATATTCACGTGCAATATAGTTCCAATACCCGTCGTTTGGATTCTTCGACCATTCATACTTACTAGTATCGACCCACTTCTTTCGCGGCTTGATGATTTGTGGGATTATCCACCACCACGATCTAGAACCGAGTGAAATATTCAACAGGCAATACTTCGTCGCACAGTGACCAGAATCATAGTATTCATGAGGCGTGCGGATATTGAAAGCATAGGTGCTGTATGCTTTGTCTTTGTGGTATTCTTTCAGCTTAAACACAAGTTACCTTTGTTGGGCAATCACTGCGATTACATACATACCCATATTTTGCTTTGTCATCTTCCCTTATACCACACAATGGGCAACCTTTATTAAGGTCAACGTGTTTAACTATTCGTGGATTCCACCATTGTTCTGGTATAGGATTAGTAGATTGACGTTCGGCGGCGTCTTTGTATGCTTGATTATAACCTGCTTCATACGCCAAGTCAATCAAGGGTCTAACACGATTTAGCATCGATGACCCAACGTCACCTAGCGCAGTTGTAACATTGTTTATAACTTGTTCTTTATGTTGTTTGTTCATTTGTTGTATCTCCATCATCCTTTGTACGTTGTCCATCTGGTCCTGTAATATCATATCTACCACCGCATTTCGCACAATAGAACCAAGACCAACCAAAGCCATTATCGTGGTACTTTCCGCCACGATGACCTTCTTTGAAGCATTCTTGTGTAAGTTGTCTCAATGCAGGATAGTAAACAGTTCTATCATACTCTTGCATGAGTTCTTGATTCTTTTTTCGGCGGTCACGTTCCAGTTCACGATAACGTTCCCAGATCCATTCTTCGCTCATTGGCTTCTCCTAACAATGAAACTTGGATGAAATTCTATATCAACTTGGAATGTATGTTTGGTTTCTTCATTTTCCCAGATTGTTAGATCAATATGCGTATTACCGTTGACCCATGAACGATAATCCCAACCATCATGATCATGAAAATAATCACTAGCGCAGTCTTTCGCCAATGATTCAATCTGCCATCTATCATCAAAGTCAATTTGACGCATTCTGCGGATGACAAACGCATCATCGTAGCCATCATTGTTTTCGTCAACTGTGTATCGATATTCGTACATTTATTCAACTCCGAAATGTTCTAGTAAAATCTCGCTAATGTCCCAATCCATGTTTTCTGCTTGATTCACCTTTGCAACATATGAACAGTCCCGAACAATCAAATCACCAAACAATCGCCAATCAAAATCACCAACGTATTCACGGTCACTGGCATGATCTTTTTTTAATCCTGCCTGTTTGGCGATTTCCAACATTCGTTCGTTCATACCAACCCCAACAGTTTCTTTTCTTCATATGTTAACTTTTCCAGTGCCTTCTTACGCTGTATCGATTCAG